TTACATCTGCAGGTACAACCAATAAGCCGTGGTCGCGGCGGGATACCAAGCCAAGATCGAAAGCACAAACCAACGCCAGCGTCGAGGGTTCGACTCAAGAGGCGTGAGCAGGTGACCCAGACCGGCAAGGCACGCCAACGTAACGAACGTGATGTTCAGCGCCAGGTCTGTCGTGCTTTGCGAAGCTCGATTTAGGGTCGCGAACACCGTGCCCATAAAGACATAGCCAAGCGATGACATCGACACGAACAGAGCGAGTCGATGAGACTTGTCGTATCGATAGGGGCTGATTGCCTCGATCGGCAAGGATCGACAGAGAAGGACAGCTTTCACATCGAGCCATGCTGGTGTGACGATCCAGCAAAGAAGATCGTGCAACTCGCGGGGCAACTTGTGCCATGCGCCTCCGCTTTCACGCCAGGAATGACGCGCGAAGCGGCCGAAGTACACCAGCACATGAGCCCAGATCAAAGCCCAAGCCCAGTAATGGGCGAAGAAGAAGGCTTTGAGCAGATCACTCATGCAAAAATTCCCTTGCTCGCAGCACCGATGTTGCTGAGCGCGCGGCTAACATTCTCCGCTTTTTCAACAACATCCCGACGGGCAACCGTATTATCGTTGAGTGCTTGCAGCAAAGCGTCATCCCGTGTGGAGCACCGCGGTGGATAGAGCAGTCCGTAGAGATACCCGAAGAGGCGAAGGTTCATGGTCCCGTCTCTGTTGGAATGGACGGCAAGTTCAGGGCGCTCTCGATACGCGAAAGGGCCACCGCCACGCTCATATGGGACGCCGTCGAATTCCGCACCACTTCGACAAGCGCTTCCGTCGTAGTACGGTCGCTCGCGTCCTTGGTTGCGAGCGCCTTCAAGAGGTGAATGATCAGGCGATACATCAGGTAAATGACGATCAGCAGGGCCATGATTACGGCCCCGTCCACGCCCAGTCCCTGGAAGACTTTGAAGAGTTCGCCGAGACCTTCCATCAGGGGTTCTGGCATCGGTCAAGAGCCGCCTCCACTTGGTCCGAATAGCCCCCTTCAGCTTCGTACTTGCCCAACTGAGCCTGGGCTTTCGCGTTCCGTTCCACCGCGGTGGGCGGCATCGGTTGATTGCGCAGGGCCTCAGGACGCAGCTTGCGTAGACGCTCACGTTCCTCCGCTGGTGGGCAGGCCACAGGCTTACTAACGTAGACGATCTGCGTAACGGTCTCGACGGGACGCGCCTTCTCAGCACATGCGGAGAGCAGGACCAGGAGGATAAGGAGGTATCTCATTTCCAGCCCTTCCACGCCTGCTTGCTATCTTCTTCGATTAGACCCTGGTCCTTGGCCGGGATGCCTGTCGATTTCCGGTGTTCAAGCTCGGCGATCGTACGCTGCGCCGCGGCGAACTTCTTCGTGTTCTCGCTCTGAACACGCACCAGAGCGGCGTCAGCCTGGTTGGCACGGGCCTTCGCAGCGAGGGTTTCCTTGCTGATTGACTTCAACGCCGCGCGTGCGTTGGTACGATCTCGCACCAGACCAGCAAGTGCGCCTTTGACCTGTGCCGGCTTGAGCATCTTTCCGTCAGGTACCGTGGCCGCGCTGACAGCCTCGGTGACGTCCTTTTGCCACACGATCAGCACGTCACGCTGCACGATAGCTTCGTCACGCTGATACTTGGTTACGACATAGAGGCACGAGACCGCGAGCAGTGGTATCAAGAACCACAGGCGCTTGGCCCATTTAAGGGCGGTGACCCACGGGCTGACAAGTTCCAGGGCACTCATTTAGATGTCTCCGATAGGGTGACATCACCCTCGATATGAGTCTCGGAATCTGAGCCGATCTTGCCGCCGATGCCACCGGGGCCTGTGAATTGAACGTTGGCTTTAACCGCGGTCACAACGATGGCGATGTAGGACAGGACAGGCCAAGCACCAGCAGCAGGCCAATGATAGTGTGGTCCTTAATCGCGAGAATGGCGCTCAGAATACTGGAGCAATCCTCTGGTCGTAGGCCAGCTGCTTTGGCAGATCCGATCTGGACACCGCACCAATGCGAGGGCGTTAGTCCGAACAACTGCCAGATGAGGATGGCCGCGATGACTGGCGCGAATAGGATGATGGCCCAGACGGTCCACCCGATATGGTTCTTTTCGCTCATGGTCTGAGCCTTTTGGCGTAATTGTGTCGCAGCTTGTTGCCGTAATCGTTCAGCCGCCAGCCGGTGCCGTTGTAACGCTCGGCGACCTTGTCCCAATCCTTCGCACGGATGGCCTTCAGGAGGACCGCGTCCGATGAAACGAATTTGATAAAGGCGTAGAGCTGGTCGGCTTCGGTCTGGGCTTGCCGCCACGCGAATGCCCACGGTGATACGGCGTCACACCGTTTGAAGTTCTCTCCGAGGATCTGAAACCCACCGTACGAGCAGGACGCAAAGCCGGCATCGACGTCCAGACAGACAGCTTCGACTAGCTGGTCATAGCGCGCCTGTTGGCTGCGAGGATATTTCGACCGGTCCCAGTTACGATATGAGATACGTGGATTGCTCGCATCGTAGCGATGGCCGGTTGCCCGGCTGAACCGATGCGGCTCGAATAAAATGGCGGGTCGACCCTCGATGAACGACTGACCCGAGCTCTCCGTGTCATACAATGTCCACACACTGGCCGTGTCGACGCGAAGCTCGCGGGCCGCTTCCTCCGCATCAGCCACCTCGAGCAGATAGTCCGGACCATTGGTGAGGGCTGCGAAGATGGCATCTTTGGTGAGCTGACCAGGCTTACCGTCAAGCGGACCCATGTAGCATCCCAGCTCCTGAAGCGACGTCTGGAGCTGAAGGACATTCATAGCAAATTACCTGGTCTGTTGCCGCAAGTTGGTTGCGACATTCCAAGGCGACTCTCAGGAGTATCTGATGATCAAGCACCTTAAGTACGCCGTTACATTTCCTAGCAACGGGCTCAGTTTCTCTGGCGACTATAGCTTTCAACCGGGGATAACCGCGGTCACCGGCGAGAACTGGTCAGGCAAAAGCCTCGGCACAATCGAGATGATTCGCTATGGGCTGTTCGGGAAGAAGGCCCTGCGGGGCCCTGCTGCCGACTATCGATCTCTATCGATGATCATGAGCTTTGAGGTTGGCGGACAAGGCTATCAAGTCACTCGCACGCACCAGAAGGAAATCCTGTACCTCGGTTTTGAAGCTGGAGAGACAGAAGTTCTGGCTGTCGGCGCCGACGCCGTGAACAAGCGCATCATTCAGATCCTCGGCTTCGGCCTCGATGTCTTCGACATCGCATGCGCGTGCAATCAGAAGGAAAGCGAGCGCCTTACCCGGCTGACGCCGGCCGGTCGTAAGCAACTCATTGATGAAGTCGTCGGTCTCACGTCGCAGGAAGCAGTCGAAAAGGCATGCCGCGAGGAAGCCAAGGGGCTAAGACGTGAGGCCGACGGCTTAGCGCAGGCGCTTGTTGTGCCTGTCAAGCCGGACAAACCAGTTTCATATCGAAACTCAACTAAGGTTGCTTTGGATCTTGCCGTTGCCAAGGCATATGAGATCGAGCGTGACGGGCTGCAGCGTATCATCAATGCAGTAGGCAATGAGCCGCCGCAACCGGTGGATGCCGAGGTTGATATCGCCGCCCTAGAGCAGCATGAGCGCAATCGTCTGGACACTGAAACCCGGCGGCGCGAGCTCGCGCGGCAGGTCGAGGCCATCCCGGTCACCACCTACACCGCCGAAGAGATCAAGGCGGCGGAAGCTTGGGTGCAGTATGATAACGAAGTAGCACGGCGTGGACCGCGCCCGGAACACTCACCAGCGGAGCTGACGGCATGGGCTCGATTGTGGGTACAGAAGGCTGACGCTGAACGCAGTGTTACCTGCCCTAAATGCAACCATGAGTTCAATCCCCAGTTTGATGTTGATGTTGAAGCTGTCCGAGCCCTGCCGGATCCACCGATCTCCCGAGATGAGATCCGGGTCCAGGAAGATAGGCACACCCAGTGGCGGATGGAGCTTTTAGAACCAACCGGGGCGAGAATCCCTCACAAGGAACTGCAGGCCGCACACACTGCCATCGTGCGTGCTAATGACCGAGCTAAGTTGGCCGATCAATTGGCCGATCTTGGAGCACCGCTCCCAGATCGCTCTTCCGAGCTGACAATGGGTCGGGAGATCAACACCCGGTGGGCCATCTATCGATCTGAGCTTGAGCAGTATGAGATGCGCCGCGCCAAAGGTAAGGATGCTCAGCAGGCTCTTACAGCCTTGAAGGCACCGAAGCGCACGGTGGCTCATCTTGACGCTGAGTTCGTTGCCGCCCGGGTGTATGAGACCCAGCTCGAGTCTTATGCGGAGAATAGAGCCCGATTCGACGCACTAACTGCGGAGATTGGGGAAAAGCAAACCCGAGCCGACGGGTTCACCGCCGGCGCCAAGGGCCTCGTTGAGGCGCGACGTACGCTCAAGGCCTATCTCGCCCCTTCTCTCAGCCGCGTGGCCTCAGCCCTGATGGCGCAGATGACGCTGGGTGCTTACACGCACGTCGCTGTCGACGAGGATATGAACATCTTCGTCAACGCTCAGGACGTGAGCACTCTGTCAGGCGCGGGTGCCACCATTGCGAACTTGGCGCTTCGGCTGGCGCTGGGCCAGGTGCTCGTGAACCGCGTGTTCCCGGTCTTCATCGGTGACGAGATCGACAGTGACATGCGCGACGGCAACGCTCAGGCCACGGCCGAGGCGCTGGGGAATTTGAAGGACCAGTTGAAACAGATCATCCTCATCTCGCATAAGCGGATTGAGAATGCCGACCAGGAGATCGACCTTGACCTCGCCGCGTAATCCGCCGCCTCTTCCTGAGAGGAAAGAGGGTGAGGAGAATCAGTCGATCTGGTTCGTAAAGAATGGGACACATGTTGAGATGACTGACGAACCTGCGTACGCCACCATTGACGATGTTCGTAACGAGTTCGACCTAGCGGGTGCCAGATTCGAACCTGGATCAATCCGTACGGCCAACATCGTGGCTGACAACTTTGGCTTCGGTGATGGGGTGCTGACGATCACTCGCGAAGGTGAGTTCATTCTCGGTCCAAAGGCCACGCCACAGGACGCGGCGCTGGCGATCAAAGAAGCGTGGGATCGGATGATGGGGAAATGACCATGCTCGAAGAATGGCAGCACCACATCAAGGGCGAGGAAGGCCTATCGCTTTGTGGCGAAAAGATCGGGCTCGACTTTGCCCTTGTCGATTTCCAGCATGCAGTTGGATGTATCACGACCGGCAGTCGGCTGCTCCCCTGCCCTGCGTGCTGGGCTGCTGTCCTTGCAATTGCCGAGAAGGATCCGCAGCGGTTCAAAACGCCCGACTCTGACCCAGCATACGGGGGTATTATGTGGGGATACGTTCGCAACGATGGTGCGAAGTACGGTCCCGACAAGCCTGGTCTTTATGAATTTCCAAACCCACCCCCATTTAAGTGGCCGATATGACCGGTACGATTGTGACGAACAAGTTCTACGATCCGACAAGCGATCCGAAGTGTTATGGTATAACTCACAACCCTCCGACGAAGTGACTCGGTAACTCCAGACCCTACCCTCGCTTCTCTGAATCCCCGCGGGCTAAGCCACTCCGACAAGGAGTAGTTTAATGACCCCCGATCACGCAGAAGAAATACTTACCGAGTTCCGGCGGGTCCGGAGCCCATTCAAAGTTGCGAAGAACCTGGGCTTCGACATCGAGACGGTCTGGGACGTCATCGATGCCACGCCCGACGCCCTCGCCAACCATGTTGAGCGTTACGGTGGTGAGGGTCGTCCTGACCTTCGCCCGTTCATCGTTGCCAAGATCAAGTCGGACCAACGGTGGGACAACGATGATCCGCCGATCGCAGCGGCTCGCGCCGCATACGAGGCCGGCACTCACGACATGCAGCAGCACCGCGACGGCAGCTGGAAATTCCTACTGTCCGTTCCCAATCGCCGCGTCGTGCCGCGGCCGGATTACTTCAAACCGGAGATGATCTGATGAATTCCGCCGACAATGAATATCACCACCTTCTGCGCAAGATCATGGCTGAGGGCGAGGTCCGCACCGATCGCACGGGCGTTGGAACGCTCGCCATCTTCGGCCATCAGATGCGCTTCAATCTCGAGGAAGGCTTTCCGCTCCTGACCACGAAAAAGGTCTGGTGGAAGGGCATCGTTGAGGAGCTGCTCTGGATCCTTTCCGGATCGACGAACGTGAAGCCGCTCCAGGAAAAGGGCGTTCACATCTGGGACGAGTGGGCTGACGCCGAGGGTGACCTGGGGCCGGTGTACGGTTCGCAGTGGAGGTCGTGGCCCGCATTCGATCGCGATGGCTCCATTGGAGGCAATGACGGCACGACGATTGATCAGATCGCCGACGTTATAAAATCCATTCGGACGAATCCGGACAGCCGGCGTCACCTAGTGACCGCTTGGAATCCGGCCGAGCTACCGGACATGAAGCTGCCGCCCTGTCATCTGCTGTTCCAGTTCGACGTCACCGCCGACAAGAAGCTGAACTGCCTGCTCTACCAGCGGTCATGCGACGTGTTCCTCGGCGTGCCGTTCAACATCGCCAGCTACGCTCTGCTGACCCACATGGTCGCCCACGTTTGTGGCCTAGGCGTTGGGGAATTCATTTGGACGGGCGGCAACACGCACATTTACCTGAACCACCAGGAGCAGGTTAAGCTGCAGCTCAGCCGTGACAGTTTCGCGCCGCCGACGATTGCCATCAATCCGGAGAAGACCGAGATCGACGACATCATGTTCGAGGACATTGAGCTCGTCGGGTACGAGTCACACCCAACGATCAGCGCGGAGGTGGCGGTCTGATGGGCGAGTTCTACATGGGGACTGTCGAGACAGCAGAATGGGGCATCCCCACGGGCCGTTGCAGCCAAGATATTTGTCGTCTCGAAAAAGCAACTGGGGACGAATGCTCGCAGCTGCACCCCTGCCCGCTCAAGGACGACGTCGCCTATCGCCTTACCCCTCGCGAAGAGCGTGTCGAGGGCGGTTTAATTTATGAGGAGATTCCTACCGTGGAAATCGCAAGCGCCAAGATTAGTGCAGACCCCGCCAACCCGAAGGACGTGGCCGGTGCCAAGAAGCCCGACATCAGCCTGCTGCCCTCCGCAGCTCTGCTCCATATGACGGTGGCGATGCAGTGTGGTGCATCAAAATACGGGCCGTACAACTGGCGCGAGAAGCGCATCAAGGCGCGCGGCTACATCGCGGCTGCGATCCGTCACTGTCAACAGTATCTTGATGGAGAAGACTTTGACCCGGAAGAAAACGCAGGCCACCATCTGGCTCACGCTATGGCTACATGCGCAATCGTATTGGACGCCCGTGAGACGGGTAATCTCATCGACGACCGCCCCGCGCCCGGCGTTGCGGGAGAGATGATCAGATACTTCAACGACAATCACTCGTTCGAAGGGTTCAAGGCTTCGGGAACGCAGCCTTGATCGCCTCCTGAACCGTGATGAATTCGGACTCAGGAATGATATCTTTCAGCGCGTCGTAGAGAGCGCCAAGCTGCTCCCCAACATCGGGATAGGCAGCTTGGCGACTTTCCACATATGAGTTGACGTTGAGAATGAACTGTCCCCGCTGTGATCCTTTGATCTCAACCAGCACTCGTCGTGGGACAGATGTGTCGATGGACGTAGCCACTTCGCCATCCACGAGCGCGACACAATCCTCCGGAATATCGATCTCGTAGGACTGCCCAATAGGCACGACCTTTTCGGTCGGAAGATCTTCGATCTCCTCCGAGAATACTAGTTCCTTGGTCGTCGGGTTAAACCACACGTCGTTCGGTCGCGTGCCTTGCGGCACCACAGCGAAGAATGGGAAGCCGCCAAGCGGCTCGCTGTTCTGACAAACCGCTCGGCAAATGCCGTCGGCGTCGAAAAATGCTCGGTGCTCGTTGTTCATCGCTTGCCTCCCAGGATGACGACCGTGGGCTCGCGCACGGCTGAAGCACGAAGGCCGGCACCCGGCCCCATCGCAATCGACACCGCCCTTAAGCGAGCGACAACTTGTGTAACTCCCGCCACCTGATACTGGGCCGACCAAGGGGCGAATGAATAAGTGGAGCTGCCGGTAGAGCGCGCACCGCAACGCCAAGTCTTAACAGCCAGGCTGAAGGACGCACCACCGTTCGTGCTGATATCCAGATAAATTTGCACGGCAGCATCGATGTCGACGGTGCCGTCGAAATGCCCGGAGACGGTGATAAGGGCCATGCCGCCTATCGCATCGCCCACCACAACATTCGAGGTGGTGCCGATCGTGACGACTGCGCCTGAGTTAGGGACCGAGATGTCACCAAACGTGATGATCGTCGGCACTGTGACCGTGTTTCCAGCGATCTTCAGCGTGTCGACCGCGCCCGTTCCGATCTTGAGATTGGTGATGATGCCGTTGCCAATTTGAGCAGTGAGCGTGATCAGATTAGCAGTGGACAACTCGTTGCTGGTGATCGTGTTGGCCGCAAGATGCGAGCCGAGCAGCGTGCCAGTGACAATGTTGCCGCCGGTGATGGTCGTACCAGCGATTTGCCCGCCGGTGATCCCTGCTACCGATGAGATCTGAGCCGCGGTGATCGAGCCAGCAAGGAGCTTCGAGGCGTTGATCGTCCCGGTTGTGATGTCCGAACCATCGATGATTGTCCGACCCATCGTGATCGTGGCATCAGTGCCGCCGCGATACGTGCCGAGGTTGACGTTGTTCGCGGCGTTGGCCGTTGCAGCAACTGTCGTGCTGCTGATCGTTGTCGCGCCCTTGACCCAGTAAAGGAAGATAGTGCCGGAGGACCAAGCCGCGGAGCCGGCACTGATCGACGCAGTTGTCGAAACGCCGGCATCGTTGATGTAATTGATCGTGCCAGCCGTCCAGGCGATGGTGTTTGGAGTGACCGTGGCGCTGCCAACGGTGCTGCGGTTCGCTTCGAATTCGAGCCCGGCGAACTGCAGTCCGCGCAGCCCGACGACCACAGCATTGGCCGCGACCGAGTTGGCGGCAATGAAGCCGCCGTTAAACAACGATTGATCAGGACCATAGAGCCAGCTCGAGAGCGGCGTAGCGCCGGTCAACGAGATCTTGCCAGCCGTGATCAATGTCTGCTGAGCGTTGACGCGCGGCGCTACCTGATCATAGGTTCGCAGCGCGAAGTCGTTTGCGACCCCGCCATGCTCGACCATGATCGCGTCCATGTCGACCATTCGCCGACCGGCCGATCCCTCGACCTGTTGCTCAACATAATAAGTCGTGCCCGGTGTGAGCCCAGTGATGGCACCGCTAAAGCGGGTCCACCCGGAACCGGTTGCGGGTTGAAACGTGAGCTTACCGCTGCCCGCAAAAATGTTGTGGGTGGATAGGTTCGTCGTCAGACCAAAGCTAACTGGAAATGGATTATCTGGAGGAGGCCCGCCGGTGCCGACACCCGCAACGCCGCTGTCCTTTAGCCAGACGCTGATCATCACCTTATCGGACTGAGCAACGAAGGCTGAGCCAGGATAATAAAAGTAGTGCCCGCCAGCCGCATCGGCGCGAACAAAATTCGGGCTCGCGACCGCACCGCCGGTGGTCTGGAGGGTCAGGCTGACACCACCACCGTCAGCGTAGTTTACCTTGGTCGGAAGACCTGTCTCAAAGCTGGCGTCAGGGAACAGGTTAGCGCCGCCGCCTGGGCCTTTGATCGTATCGAGGATCGTCGATCCGGATCCGAGCTCTTCGATGCATGGGCGCGCAATCTGCAGCCCGGCCATGACGCCGGATCCACCGTAATGGATCACGCGCAAAGCTTGATGCGTACCGCCCGGAGCATTCTTCTGGGTGTAATCAGCCGTTGTGAGGCTGACCGCTGCGCCGGTGGCGGGGTCAAAGATACCTGAGAGGCGAGTGATCGTTCCAGAGAACCCGCTACCGTAAACAACGGCAGCTGCGATGTACCACTTGCCCTTTTGGAGCAGGTCCGTGCTGATCCCTGCCCCGATAGGGTTCGGGTTATATGCCCCGGTCGTAACGTCGTACGTGTCGGAGAGGTCGAACCCGAGCTGGAAGCCACTGGCGGCATCAGTGGTGCGCTTGATATAGACGCTGTAGACGTAGGTCTTGGTGGCGTCGAAGCCCTGCCCGGTGCCGACACGACTGAGGAAACCACCACCCGGTGCGGCGTTGTTGGTGCAAACCCAGACGGGTTCGGGCACACTGTCGGGACCCGGCAAGAGCGCGATCGAATCTGCAGCTGGAAATTCAGCATCGAAGTCTGGCTGTGTGACAGTCGTGCTGACCGGTCCCACAACCCATTTATCCATCGGCAATAGATTGCTGCTGCGCGCGACCAGCGCGTTGTCAGCGACCGAACCGAGTTGCGGGCCCCCTGCCCCAATAACCAGCGTGTCAGCGAGAATGCTTGTCGCCGTGAGCCGGTTAGCGTCGAGAGAGTCGACGACGATCCTGTCGCCCAGGATAGAGCCGACCGCCATGTGATTGGTCACGATCGAGTTGACCGCGATGTCGGCCGTGCCGGCGATCGCGGTCGTGGTGAACGCGACAGAGGTGAAGGCGGAGGCGTTGCCCGAGGTGTCGACTGCCTTCAGCCAATAATAACGCGTCGAGCCTGCTGTCAGGCCACCGCGTGTGAACCGACCTGCGGTGCTCGCCGTCGCCTTGACCGTTGTGATCTTAGTCGCCGTGCTGCTGTCATTGACGATGTTTTCCCAAATCTCGACAGCACTCAGATCAACGGCGGATGGATTGGTCCACTTGATGAAGATCGTGCCAATGCTCGGCTCCAGGCCGACGCCAACCGGCACACCCGGCGCGACGGCATCTGTTGCCGCGGTGATCGCGGCGGTCGCGGACCATCCTGTGCTAGGGTTTCCGACGTGATCGACCGCTTTGACACGGACCTTCCACTTGGTACCTGGCGCCACATCCCAATGGTATTTTGGATCGGTTGCCTGATAGACGACGCCGTTGGACCAATCGCCGTCGGGTGCAGCATCGCTGCCCAGATTGGGTGCGATCGCCACAGTGTAATATGAGACAGCAGGATCAGTGCTGGCTGTCCAACTTGCGTTGATGCTTGAAAGCTCGGCACCCGGCGTACCGGCACCAGCTGTGGTTGTGAGCGTGATCGTCCCAACGTTCGGTGGCGGGACTGTGTCGAAGTCAGCCGGATCGCCCTGCTTGGCCTTCGTCAGCGAGAAGACCTTATCGATAATCAGGCCTTCGAAATCAGTGCCCGTGTTACCGATCGCGCGGAAATAGACTGAGGCAGCATCCTCGTCATTATTGAAACCACCACTAACCGCATAGGCGTTGTCGAAAAGAATATCGCCCCCGGAGAAGGCACCCGTCAGACTCTGAGGGTTGTCTTGAACAGTGATCGTGAAATCGGCGCTGACATCGATGTTATTATTGGTGATAATGAAATTGCCGAACGCCCCGGCATAGGTGATCACATTGCCAAGATAATCGGCAGGCACCACGAAACTATCGTTAGTGAGATGAGCACTGACACCAGTGCCAGGTGGACCATCGATGCCATCCTGCACGGTGAGGACGCTGGCCATCGCGTCGTACGTGATGCCGTCGAAGATGAAGGCACGCACCACCATGCCGTTAGTATCATTGGCAGTGATCAGCGCGTCGAAGGCATCGCTGTCGATCGTAAGAACTTCGCCATCACCGCCAGAGATTGTGAAGATTCCAGCGAACTCGGTCGCTGCGTTTCCGTCGCTCGTGTCAAGAATGGCAGCGCCAGCACCGATCATCGGTGTGACACCGTCGCCTTTGAAGATCTGCCAATTGATTGGCGAGACGCTGTTCTGACGATAGGCTGCGAACGACGTCGTTTGCGGGGTGATGACGCCCGACGTGTTGTAGTGGAACAGCGAGTGACTGGCTGAGATCGTGATGCCGATCACGCTCGAGCCAGGCGCCCCGTCCTCGCCCTTCGCGACCTTCAGTATGCTGATCTTGTCGGTGACCTCGCCGACCTGACAAATGACGATTATGCCGTTCGTTGCAGCCGAGGCTGCGTGATAGCTATCGATTGTGATGGTCGCAGTCAGGCCAGTCTGCGTGAGCGATCCATCGCCATTGTCGGTGACCGTCCCCGTGCCATCGATGTAGGGATTGGCGTCGATCAGGACCCCGTCGATCGTGGTCAGCGTGAACCGCGCATCGAGCGTGGTGCCCACCTTATTGATCGTCAGATGAATGTCCTGCGTCGCATCGAACGGCTCAGGCAATCCGTCACTGCCGTATCCAATTGTCTGCCGATCGGTGATCAGCGACATGGTGTACCCAGCCAGCGACTTGGAAATCGAATATTGCTTGTCGACTTGGTACCCGAGCCAGTGGCCGCGAAGCACAGCACTGCCCTGATTTGAGGTAAGATCAGTGACCAGATAAACGCCGGTGTCGGGGTTTATGCTGATGCTCAGTCCGCCGGTTACGGTGCCGGAGACGACCTCGAAGCTGTCTCCTTCAACGATGACACCATTGGCATTCTGAAGGATGAAAGTTCCACCAGCCTCTGAGTAATCGCCGCCGGTGCCGTCGGGGTTAGTCGCAACGGTGTGGCTCTCGTTGGTGAGGTAACCGATCGGTGCGTATGCAACATCATCAAGCACCTCTTCAGTGCCAGACAAGGGAACAGACTTGATCCCGCGGCGATCGATTGTGCGGATTTCAAAATACCAGAATCCAGGCTCGGGGTTCTGGATTTCAACGCGCGTATCAGTCGTCGTGCCGTAGGGGATTAAAGGTCCGTTGTTGAACCGATAGGCAACATCGTAGCCGGAAACATATTTGGAAGCGGGCCGCTCCCAGTCGACGTTGAGCACCTTCTTGATGACAAAGTCGGATTGAAACAAATCGACGCTGAACATGCCGTCGGCAGGTTCGATCGGTGGAGGGCAAGTGGCGTTGGGAACCTGCGCCTCGATCGCCGCAGGATCGACAGCATCGGCCGCAGCGTATTTGCCGGTATCAACCTCAAGCGCCGTGATCGTGACACGCTCACCGTCATCGCCCTGGCTGATGTCGAGGATGCGGTAGGTGCGAGGGTTGGTTGGCAAGCCGGTTGCTTCGAGAGCAATCGGAGCATTCTCCGGCGTGTTGGCTGGCAGTGCTGTTGTGAGCGTGATGACCTTGACGTCACCGCGAGCAGATCCTGCCGAGACGGCGGCACTGATCGCTATCGTCGGCTTGTCCCAGTCCGCACTGGCCGGCTGAGTGCTAGGCTCTGGGTTATAGTTCGGGTTCGGAACTGTCAGCCAAATCTTGTAGGCGGCACTGGGTTCGAGCCGTAGCGTGTCGCGCAGGGTAATCTGCGTGCGACCCGCATTCATTGAGATCATCCGCCCCATCGTGCGATTGTCGGTTTCATCGCTGTCGGTGAGGAACGTGGATCCTGACGGCAGCTGATATCCCAGCGACCCGTCGGCAATCAGAATGTTAGATAGGCGCTCAAGATAGCGGCCTTGTCGATTGGTCGTGAAGCTGACCATTCGATATTCGTTGAGTGACGCGCGCAGACGCAGGAACGCTCGGCGATATGCTTCCTGCCGATTGGTGCAGCCAATGCCGACCACTGTCGTCGGCTTACGACCGTTGATGTCGATATCAGCCTGGTCCCAAACCCGGACCCGGTCCTCGCGATAATCGAACTCAGCGTTCAGAAATGAGAACGTGATGTCATTGTATCGAACGTCAACATCGGTGTGACTGTAGTTGAATTCGCCTTCGATGTTGTGATCGGTGAACGTGGCGATCGCTGACTCAGGCTTATCCAGCTTCATTCGCCAGACGCCGTTGCCCTCATCCCAGGCAACACCACCAACGGCACCGGCCATGTATCGAATGAATTCGTCGGCCTTCTGCGGCTGGTCGACGTACATGTTCAGCGAGTAGCGCGGGTGAAATCCACCATCGCCGTCAGGGACCAGCGCGCTGCAATATTTGGAGACGTCGAGCGCGTCCCACTTATTCAGGTACGATCCCGGAGCGAGCGCCGCGATGCCGCAGACCCCATCAGAAATCGCATCATTGATGATCCATGCCGGATCGGTCGTGAACGACTTTGCCCACGACCCATTCCAGGTGGTGGCCGTGTACTGCCGCGTGACTGGGTTATAGACCGAGCTGTTCGGAACGCTGACAATCTTGGTGTCATATTCGCCCCAGATCTCTGGAACGCCCGTGAGCTTGTCAGAAGCGACACCGTAGAGCGTTAGCCAGGCGAGGCCGGCCCATTCTTCGTCAGCGCCAAGATCAGTCTTATAGACCGCGGCGGCGGATTCCCACTGGATCGTACGCTTTTCGAAATTCGGATCGTCATCAACGGTTTCGAGCTCGACCAGTCGTACGCGAATGTCCCAGCCAACACCGGCATAGTCGCCAGTATTTGGTATCGCGACGCGGAGCTCATGAACGTAGGGACTAGTTGTCTTGCCATGGATCTGGAGCAGGCCGGAGGTTGCCGTGTACGTCCGTTCGTATTCTCCCGATCCGTTAGGGACGTCGGAATACTCATCCCGCATTGGGATGAGTCGAATGCCCTCTTCGAATTGGATGCCGAAGGCACTGTACACTGGCTCAACTGTCGGGCTGTTGATCAGCGGGTTGACCCACGTTGCAGTACCCGACGGCTTCATCTCGATCTGGAGATTTGCCGTGTGCTCGAAGATGCCCTTCTTGGTCTGACGATAGAGCTGCGAGACAACGAAGCGCAGATCGATAAAGTCAGCGCCCGTGTTGGGCACAGTCTTGGTGACGTAAACGCCCGTGCCGGTCGTATTCGATAGCTGAAGGTTAACCGGCACCGGTGCGGCGCCGTTGCCCAGCTTCAGGCCTGGCTTCTGCGGCCAAAGCAGCGGATCGCCATTGGCAATGACCGTGACAAAGCCAGGGAAGTTCGAACTGCCGTCGACATCCTCAAGCGGCGTGCCATCAATCTTGATCGATTTCAGACCGTTGGTCGGGCCGACAATCGGGCCCGAGCAGAGGCCAAGTAGCCCTTCGAAGGTGTCATCGCTGCGGAGAGAGTCAGGGCGCTGGGTGAAGGCCCCGCCCCCACCTTTGGAGCCTGATATCGAACGCCGCATTCGTCAGGCTATAGGCACACCACGGCGGTGGCCTTTACGGTGAGCTGTGAATTAGAACTGCACCACCGTTAGGCGGCGAACGCCCGCCGCGTCATGGGCGCGCATTTTAGGGAAAGCCGCGCGCGAACCTCCTGGATTGGCAGCGTCCGACGGCCGACCTCACCATAGGTCTTGCTGCGCAGCACGGTGCTCATGCACTGGCGACTGCGATAGCCACCGTCGTGCGCCCATTTGTCGAGAGGAGCGAGATTGTTCCAGCTTTCCACCGTGATGCTCGGGTGCTCTTTGACCTGCATCTTATGATGGATGTGGCCCATGTCGATGTAGTGGAACTCGGTCTCGCCAAAGTCCTCGCGGAAGTCTGTTATCATCACGCCGATCAGTCGCGCCGGCGGGCACTTGTGACCATGGTGTGTCATGACCAGGGTCTTGCCCATTCGATAGCCCATGAAGACGGTGCTGTTGTCGATGACGTGGACACGCCCAGTGTGCTCGAAAGCTTGGCGGATCATCTCTGCCATCCAGATGTCGTTCGTCTCGCTGTGATTGCCGCGGTTGATCAGAACGTCGACAAACTTGGCCTTCGTCAGAGCTTTCTCGACCATCCAGCGCATCAGACCGCTATAGACTTTGATCATCTTCGGGAACCGGCCATCGTAGTCTAGCGCGTGTCCGCTCGCCTCGGTGGTGCCCGACATGTTCTCATAGTGGGTGAAGTCTCCGAGGTCATTGATGACCAGACGCTCGGTGTTGGGAAGTTCATCGATCAAAATGCTGAAGGCCGCAGAGAGCTCCTCCTTGGCGATCTTAAGATCGAAGTTCTGGCCCGTCTCTGCGGCGTGCGCAAGCATACCAAGATGAGCATCACCGATCTGGATCCAAGGGATGATGTCGGTGTCGTAATCAAGCGGCCCTGGGTTCGTCGGCGTGATAGATGGGACGTTGTCGTTGACAAAGCTCTCCGTCGCGATCCGCAACATCTCTTGATATTGCTTGTCGTCCAACCGGGTCTTCGTCCATTGGAGCATCTGCTCGCGTGACCCATCCGAGTGAACCCGCTCCAGTGTCGAATGGCCGCGTGCTACGAACGGCGCGGGAATGCGAGAATTGAGACCGTAGTCCGGCGCGTAGCCGTGGGCTGCGGCCTTCTTCTCGACGGCCTTGAGCCCCTTATAAAGCATCTTGCGATGGACACCGAGCGCCTTCGCCGCCGCGCGCTGGTTACCATCATTGTCATTGATCGCGTCGATGTACCGTGCCTGTGCGGGGGTTGCCCACTCTTTCAATGCTTCATCAATCATGGGATACTCGCTGGAAAAGTGCCAAACACCATCTTGTTCGCATCAGACTGAAGGCTCAGCCAATGACCCGAAAGACGGACTCTGCCCCAAGCTAGGGCCCGAGGAGTCCCAATGGCAGTCGTATTTCGGTTGATACCAAGGTACTTGCTCGCTGGCGGGTCCGACGATTTGCTGACCGTGGGTGCCTTCATGAATAAACCCATGACTCCGGTGAGCATCAGACTGACACCAGCCGTGATCAAAGTCGTGTGCAGGGCAAAGCCAAAGACCGCGAGTTGCGGTGCTAAAATTGCAGTGGCAATAAGCGCCGCGCCTAGGAGAATCGCGCCGAACTTGCCACCGCCTCCGTACATGCGGGGGACCAGATGGATTTCCTCAACACCTTCGGCGACAGGTGAGAACAACTTGGCCTGCGTGTCAGCATCGATGACATCGATCAGCATATCCCGCGGCCAGTCCAGACACTGCCGACTGAGCCCCTCGATCGCGTCGGCAGGAATCTGGGTCTCAATGTAATGGTCTCGGCCAAAGCGCTTCGCGAGCGGGCCGTGAAGAACAATCCTCATGACTGCACCACCAGACCTTCCTGGACGATGTAAGTCTTCACCCACACCGTACGGTCGACGACGCCAACAATATAATGGGTCAATTCAGGCCAGGCCAAGAACGCGGCGTAGTCCTCACCACTAAGATTCGGATCTCCGCCCGGGTGCGTGTGCCATGTTGCCTGCGGGTCCTTGTCCATGATTGGCGCGCTCTCGGTGGGGTCCATGACGAAACCCGCAACCGGATCGGGGGCAATATTCCTAACCTCAACAACGCGACCGCGCTTCGTTACGAAGCCACACCGCTCTTCAAGGTCAGTCGGGCGCAGCATGGCGCTAAGCTTGGACTGGATGTCGGGCACGAAGCAGACTCCCTATGTCTATGTCGGGAAGGACCGGTTGAAGATTGGGAACGTCGGGGTGACGCAGCAGGTAACACGTCGCCGAACGCCAGTAGTCTCGGTAGGTGACGGCGGCAGAATTGCGCCCATAGAGGTGATGGATCATCAGGTTATCGCCAACGAAGATCGCAAAATGGTTGGGCTTGGACTCGTTGATCGCCAGACAAAGCACATCGGCCGGGCGCAGATCCTTCGCGGTCCAGTCGGTGATCATCTCAAAGCCTTCACGCTCATAACAAATGCTAATGAGATCGAGCTGGTCTGAGCTCCAATTGGTGGGGCGTGCGTAGTCGGTGATCTCGATACCGAAATTCTGCTGAAAGAAATCTCGCAGCAAAGTCAGGCAATCGGACACGCCCCACACAAATGGGCGATCGAGCAGATTGTCGTAAACGATCATCCGATCATCACCGCGGGGAATGCGGGCGGATAATACTGGGACAGCGGCAATGTGAAGGCGGTGTTGTCGGAGGCCGTCGACAGGGACAGGGTGATGATGCTGCTGTTATAGTTCTCCGGCCGGCGAACGCGGTAGAAGGTGCGCTCGCTGATCGCCAAGTTGGCGATTATGTTCGAGAGCAGAACCCGATAATGCGTGATGATAGCACCGTCGAGATAGCCATCATGCACCAACGGCTTGAAGAATGAGAGGTCCGTGTTCTCCTGACCGACAACCAGCCGTGGCTGGCTAGAGCCGCCATCCGACGATCGCTTCAGTCCTGTAAAGGAAAGTGGAAGGCCGGTGTAATCATCACCTCGCCAGGTGATGTCATTGTCGGCCTTGAAGTAAATTGTGCCGCTGCCGTCGTTCGGTACCAGCTGGAACAGGTCGATCTCTGCGTCGGCCGTAAGCTTGTGGGCTTCGGCGATATGCTGAGATGGGATGTTGGGCACCGCAGTGGTTTAAGTCCCACCTCGAGCGACGGTCGATGTTCGGCTGTGAATTAGCAGGGGTGGTGGAGGGGACAAAAAGAAAGGGGCCGAAGCCCCCTTCCCCTCTATGGATGCCAGAGGAAGGCAATATCAGCCGGCATAAACCTTGCCGACAACCGTGGTGCCGATCTCAGCCAGTCGTCCGGTGGCCTCGGAAGTCGTGAGAAGCGCGGGACGCATTTCCCAAGGCATCGAGCCATATTCGGTTTCGGTGAACGACAGATTGAAGCCCTTCACGATCGAGACCTTGGGCGCAATGAAGACAACCGGACGGTCGAAGTTCGCAAGCGTTCCGACAATCTTAACCGAGAACAGATCGTTGACGTTCGAACCAACGCCCACCTCGTTGACTACCCAGACGCGCGAGCCAATCGGAAAGCTCATGCCGGCCGGGATTGCGTACGGCGCTGCAATCGGCACGGTGAAGGTACCGGTCGACAAGGTAGCAATGGCGGAAGCTCGGGTTGGGAAGACGTAGACCGTCTCATCACCCACGCGCTGGATGAGGAGTGTCGCGCCGGCCGGGATATCCGCTGCAAGCGTCAGATCCGAAGCAGAGTCACCCGGAATAGGATCTGAGATAAGCGTGAGAGAAACTGCAGCGGCCGCGGCGTTCGCGGTCAAAACACCGCGCTTCACCTGGATAGCGGTACCGTTGACCGACAGGGCGCGCATCATGTTCTGCGCCGTGAATTCCTTGATCGACGCAGTGATGCTCGCCTGCACGTTGGTACGCTTGGTGTCGACCACCGTCTGCGTGATGCCGTTGAGAAGATCGATGTTGGAAGAATCGAGCGTGACCGCGATCTCGTTGGCCATGCCGACAGAGTGGGCTGCGGGGGTAAGATCGAAAGGAGACGTACCGCCGAACGGCGCCATCATCAGTGTGGCGCTCGAGAGCATAAATGCATTCTTTTGGACCTGCGCCAAAATGGCCTCCTATCAACGGATCAAAACTGGTTGATCCTCTCTGAGAGCCTGCGAAGGTTCACTCAACGATGGAGCAGCGAACCGCGGTCAACCGCTAGAATACTGACGGCGGCGCGAGACGGGCTCCTTTCTTGACATTATCGAGCCACCAGAGCGGCTGTAGGTTAGTGTAATGGCAAGCACGCAGAAATTGTTCTCGATCGGACAGATCAAAAAGCGCTAACGGAATTTTATGATCTATATGCCAACCATGCCGACCATAATTCTCCCACGTCATCCCGGGGAGGAACTGATCTTCCAGATGATCTCTTAAATCTTTATAGTTGCATCCGAGGTCTCGTACCGCTGAACCCGCCCTATTGGAGTCTCGGCTCACGGCTTGACTGAGCCTACTTCGAAGAACTGCTATAACCCTAACGAGGGGATCCTGCCTTTTCTGTTTCCCTCTAATTCGGCGAACAGCATTTACTTTTTCACTGTTATTCCTTCGGTAGTTTGTTGCAGCTACTATTCTATCGCTACGTGTTCTCTGATAATAACTTGCCCTGAAAGCACTAACCTTTTATGGGTTCTTAGCATTGTACCTGTTAGTTTTCTCGACCGCCTTACGCTTTCGCCAGATAGTTTTCTCCTCGTCCGATAAATGCTTCGGACAATGATTAGAAACGGTGAGACCAGCCTTCATCCTCCGGTTGACCTCGCGCTTACGAGCTCGTTCGGCAACGATCTTCGCCTGTTCCTCGGCAGGCAAATGAGAGATGTCGCGCTTAGCTGCCATTCGATCTTCCTAACCCGACGTGATCACGATGTGAATCCCCTGTCGGATGGAACTGACTGAGTATCTTTGACAATTCACAGGCCACCATCGACCCCCACTGATCAGGGACCGTAAGAAGAGATCACCACTCTCAACCGGAGCCCATGATGGTCAACCCCAAACAAAAGTATCGCAGCTTCACGATCCGCGTCCCGACTGACCTCTATCTGAAGATCGCGAATGAGGCACAGAACGACGGCGTTTATTTGAACCAGAAAGCCAACCAGCTTATTCGGCTCGGCCTTGGTGAGCACATTTCCCTCGACGCCGCGCTGCGCGCAATGTTGATGGAGAAGGTTTCGCAGCCGGAGGTGGTGGAATGATCACTCGGCCACCCCTCACACACACTGTTCAGTTGGAAGAGGGACAGAGCAAGGTCATCAAGATGACCTATGGTCTATTCAATGACATGCAGCGGGTGACTCCGGACCCGACGGCTATTCTGACTGTTGTTCAGGAAGACGCCTGGACACGCGATTACCTCGTGCGTCGAGCTCTGACCGATAAGAAGGGTGCGGTCACCGATGAGGACCAGCTGATCCAGATTGAGGATGCCGGTGTCGAGGATCCCGAAGAGGTTGCAAAGCTTCTTGAGTGGATTACCGGACATCTTCTATTTTTTTTCGGAACCTCGGCGCGAGGGCTAAAACGCCTCAGCGAGGAGTTCAAAATCGACGAAAGCTCCCCCACGGAGCCCTCGACGAGTGGTTCTCAGAGCTAACGCTCGAGGACGCCTTCTGCTGGGCGTTCGATTGCTGCGAGGGTGACCTCGACGAACTCTACTGGCGCTATTCGTTTTATGAGCTGGTCAAAAAGATCGAGCTCAAGATGGGCGAGTCCGTGACTATGATCCTTTGCCAGCACAATAGCCTGGCGATGATCGTCGGCGCTGCTCTTGGTGGTAGCGATGAGAAGGACGCTGTCCCTGATCTTCAGAACGCACCCACGTTTGAGGCAGCACTGGCTCAGATGAATGCAGCGCTTCGTATGACCTAAGTGCCAGTCCGATAGAGCTCGACACCAATCGTTCGATAGTTGCGCAGTTGTGTCTGGCCCATCGGCATAACATGAAAAGCACTGGTGCAAAGCTCACTCAACGTGTCTCCGCTATCAGGGTCTCGCAGAAGAATTTTCTGTCCCTCCCCTAGAGTTGAATGAACGATATCAATAACATCCGCTTCCCGCAAAAGGTTCGCATCTTCATATGTTGATATCGTCAGCCCAAATCGAATTTCCCACAGGCCCTGGTTCTCATTGAAAGAAAAGCCGTCGACGCCAATCAAAGTCTCAGCCGGCCATTTGTTCTCGTCAGCCCTGGACTCGAAGCCCCAATACTGAATATCCTGATCGCCTGTGGTGATCCGGATTTCCTCTATCATATCGCCGACAGCACGGACAACGCTCTTGTAAATGGTGCTATACAGTTTCGACATGTCAAAACGGTGATCGACAGTGGCAAGAAAAGCTAGGCTTCGACTACGGTTTACGCTCAACCATAAGACTGGAGAGCGGTCAGCGACGAAGCTCAAGGCCGTTGCTGCCGTGCTCGTTCGCGAGATCGCCATCGACTACGCAGAGGCCACCTGGAAGCAGATCGTCCAGAAGATCAGCACAAAGATCACGGTCGACGTGCAGCGCGAGATAACCGCTATGGCGCAGGCGTACAAATCGTCCGTAATCGGAATCTCCGGGAAAAACAGCGGGCCCTACGGTCGCATCAGCTTCGCCGCTGAGAAGGCCGAAGGTACGGAGGGCCGTGCGTCTTTCACACCTGGCGGGCACTGGGCTGCTCGCAGTGCAAGCTATCTTAAGCGAAAGCGACGTGAGGTCGGTCACGACCGATGGTTCGAACATGATGGGCTACTCAAATCGACAATGGGCAAGAGTGATACCTGGATCAAAGCCTTCGGGCCAATCCGAGTATCGGTAATCAAACGATCGGGTGTTGAGGCACAGGATGCTGGAACGAAGCGACTGAAAACGGGCATCAGTAATCAGGGGCTCTCCGTGAGGATTGGTGTGGCCACCGTCCGTGTGGACGTGTTCGGTAACCTAACGCCCGCCATGCTCCCCGCCTTGCGCAGTGGCAACATCGAGGACGTAGCACCCGACGGTCGAACAACCGGATTGATCGGGCGCTTCCCAAGGGATATCGCTCTCGGTTTGGGTGCCGGCCGGCAGGTGCCCTATCGTCACACGATTGAACCTTTCCTCGGCTTCCTCATGACCAGGTCAATGCCGAACGCAGTGCTGCGCCGGATCCAGGTGGGGTTGGACGAGGATATTCGACCAAGCATTGCCTAGTTCAGGACACCAATGTACAAACCGAGCATCCGCTCCGAACGAATGACTTTGCGACCGTTCAACGTATCATCAGCCTTGACTGGCTGCCCAGTGATGAAGCGAGATTGCTCGAACGAAGCATGAGCTTTGTAGTCGGGCGCTTCGCGATCGAGCGGTTCAATCGTAACCCATATGTCACCAATCTTAGGCAGAGGTCCACCGACATCACGTTCGACTAGCGCCACCGCGTCGACCATCTTCGTACGGCGACTCCATTCAACCTTGTCGGTCGCGACGAACAAGCGAAACGATTGCCAGAGCGTTCCCTGACGTTGCTCACTAGGACCATTGTCACCAACGACGTACATGACCCCAGCTGGGGATCGAAGCACCATGCCCACCTTACAAGGAGTGATCGCAGGCGTACGCAGCACATGACGAGAGAACACGAAGGCGTAGACAGGAATCTGCTTCTGATCGGTCTCTGACAGTATGCCGCTCACGATGCCAGAGCCACCCTCAACCACCGTGAGCGGCACCTCGTAACGACGACCAATCTTTTTGAGACTTGCCATCGTCAATATCCCGGGTTGCTATTGATGAGCATAATCTCGAAAGCCTCGATCAGCCCACTTGAATTAACAAGCGCCTTGGGCACGGCCACGGCGGTTTTGAATTTAACGGACAAGGCACCGAGATGCGGGTGCGTCCAACTGAATTCATCCCAAGTGCCGTGCGCCTGATAAAAAAGTTCAAACCGCCGCGCGTTGAACGTCAGATTGGTCGTTGAGTCGTACAGACCATTCGACTGCAGATACCACGTCAGCCCATGCAGCGTGACTTTGAACGACTGCTGAAAAGGTACCTTTGGCTTTGACGAGAACTGCCATCCATTCATGCTCATGCCCGCAACCGGTTCCGGCGGGAGTGTTTCAGCCACAAGCCTGTTCGGGCAAAAATCGAATACAGCCATATCAGCCCCCCTGTGCTACGTGACGGATAAGCTTCTTTGTCTCGCCGCCGGAGAGGATGTCGTTCGCGACCGCGACTATAACATCGTTCGGTCCCATCGTCGGGCGCTGCCCTTCCTGGACAACGTACACATTGGTCTCCTGACGCGCCGGAGGCGCGATAACCGCATTGCCTCCCAACCCCTGCAGAGCCCGAGCACCTTGATCGTTTAGCTTCTGCATGAATTCCGGACCAACAGAATCCACAGCCCATTTCCTCTGAACGAATTCTCCCTTCGCAATCTTGGCATGCACGCTGTCACGGTTCGGCACGCCATTACGGATGTAACGACCACTGATAGCCGTCACCATGCCGCCCTTGAGGAATGGCGCATGCGAACCCGCCGCGGCAGCAGATCCCGCACCGCCCCCGCCCGGTGCCGTTGCGCCGCCAATCGCACCAAGGATCAGATTGAAAATCCCCTTGGCAAGCGCCTGAGCAGCGAGCTCCTCGAAGTACTTGACCATGCCTTTGACGAAGTCACCAAACGCGCCCAGCACGGTTCGCGAGCCAGACATAATGTCCGTGAAGAACGTGGTGATACCTTGATGCGCAGTCGTTAGCGCCGGCGTCATGTTCTGCAGGATGTCTTGCGTGAACGAGCGGTTGAGGCCACTGGCTTCTTTGTATGCTTCGATCGCCTGGGTTAGACCAACGCTGAAGGTTGTCGGCAGAAGTGACCCCTCCCCCAGGGCAGCATCAAGATTGTTCTTCTGCTCGGTCAACTTTGCAATGCTGATGGCAAGCTCATTGACCTTCGCTGTGGCCGTCTCGGTTTGACCACCAGAGTCCGCTGCCCGCTGCAAATCTGCTTTTGCTCGAACCAGAAGCGCTTGCTGCTTTACAATTTGCACGCCGAGATCTGCGGAGGTTTCTTTGTCCAGATTTTCCTGAGCCTGCCCGACACGACGCTCAGATAGCTGCTGTACGAAATCTGGGACCTTGCCAGAATTCGAAGCATATCCCAGACCTGACAATCGCCCCTGAGCGATTGACAATCGTCCCTGCGCCGGACGGAGGCTCTCATCGAACTCACGCTGAATCTGATCCATCTGACGATCGATGTTCTTCAGGATGCCGTCGAAGATGGCGTCGTTAAAGTCCTTCGTACGCTGCCTGATCTTCTCCTCAATCTCAGCATGCCGCTCGGCAACCGTATCTATCGAAGCGCCCTCGTTCGCGAGCTCGCCGTCGGTGACCTCACGAAGCTTATCAGCCCACACATCCAAAGCCGCTTTCGCGGCCTTGGTGCCGGCATCAAACACCGCTTCAGAAGTAGAGTATTTCAGATCGTCAAGGTTGTCCCTAAGAGCCGCGTCAGCCGTCGCCAGACCAAGCTTGTCAGTCTTGACCTGTGAGCGTCCATCAGCATCTGCGGCGTTGGGGTCATGCCCCGCGGCAAAACGTTGACCGACCGGTGTGCTGGTGTGAAAGTGAGGGCCTGTCCCCTGACGCTGACCCTTACCAGTCTCGTAGATGACGGTGATCTTTGAATAGCCCTGCGCCCGTAGTGCATTCTGAATGCGTAGAGCTTCCCGTTTACCAGCCTCGGCGGTTTCCGCTTTGAATGGGAAATCCTGCCCGTTGCCACCTGGCTGACTGTGGGGGCTGTGGGCTGCATCGAGATTGGTCTTTCCTGCGGCGAAGAGCCCATTCTGAGTGCGCGCATCTCGAGAACCACTCCCCGCCTTCAGATAAGGGGCAACGATCTTGAACCCATCTATAATGGCCTGCCGGGTGATCAGCGGCTGGTTGGCGTCACGATTCGCTTCTCGCTCGGCTTTCTCCCGTGCTCGCCGTGCCTGATCAGTTTCCGCCGAAGAGGCTTCGACAGATTGCCGGAAACTCTTTACATCAAGAAGAGCGGCACTGAGGAAACGCTTGCTCGTATCAGACGTGGCAAGCGGGATCCGATCCTTTGCAATCTTCTCGATCTCATCGAGTATCTTTGTCACCTGGCTGCGGATCGAGGCCTTGTTTACGTCAGTCGCAGAGGACAACTTGTCGAGCAGAGGCTGCACCTGATCAAACTTCGCTGAGAATTGCTTCCCAATATCCGAGTTGCGAGCACCAGCGTCCTGCTCTTGAATGCGAGAAATGCGCTCCGTGCTCGTCGCCTGCGTGACCACACCCTGAGCAAGAATGAGCTTCCGAAGCTGTTGGGCGTTTTCAACGCTCAGTTTCTCAATGCGATCAGCGGCATCTCGAAGAAGTGCGATATTGCGCGGATCACCAAGATTGCCGAGGGCTTTGGTTTCATTGCCCAGCAATGAATTCATCAACCAGTCGTTGCCTCGAACACCCCGAAGCTGCGAATTTACAGTCTTTTGTGCGTCAACCCGTTGCGACGCCGCCTTCACACCCTGCTCGATGTAGCCCTGCCGAAGGGTCTGGTTCTCCTCATTGCGCAGTTGCTGCATCGCGCTGACAAGATCCAGCACCTCCCCCTTCGTATTGAGCAGGTACTTGGCCAAACCTTGAAAGCGGTCGGAAAGAGAAACGGTCTCTGCGGCAAGCAACGTGCTCCGACCAGCCAGCGTATCCTGCTGGGTGAGGAGCCGAGTAATCTCCTTATCGAGGCCTCCGATCTTATCCTGCTGTGCTTGGATCTTTTCAGAAACTTCAGCACTAGCTGTGGCAAGGCGCTCTGACTCAGCAGTTGTACCGCGAAGCTTATCTGCTAAGGTATTAAACAAGCTCACCAAGCCAAGAGCTTCTGGAGCAACCTGAACTAAACTACTCTTCAGCGTCTGACCGAAGCTTCCACTTTCAACACTGTCGGAAGCAAACCTGACCAGCTCTTTCAGAACGACCGTTACTCTGCTGACCTCTTCCGAAAGGTTGTCACCGATAATATTCTTGAACCGCTGCCATTGAGCGGAGAGGCTGTCCATTGCGCGTTCATTGGCCTTGGCGGCGGCGCCGGACGTAGCAAACGACAACTGCAATTCATCCATCACGTCGACGTTATTTTTTGCGACGAGATAGAAGGCCGCAGCCCTCGTTTCCAAGCCGGCGTAAGCCTGCCCTGCCCCGAAGCCCGCTTGCTTCAGAGTGTCGAGCACCGCAGGTAGACCGCGCACGCTAACATCTACATCGCCAGAGGTTAGCTTCAACAGCTTGAGCTGCTCAGTGAGCTTCTCACTCGGAGCCTGAAGATCAACGAGGAACTGACGAAAGCCAGTGCCGATCGTCGACCCACTCTTGATACCAGCCTGCGCAACGGCGCCGACCGTGGCGAGCAATTGCTCGAGCGTAATGTTCTGCTCGTAGGCCGTGGCCCCAACATATTGGATCGCCTGGCCGGTCTGTTGAATGGTGAGCTTGGTTCGATTGAGTGCCGATGTCATAAGATCGGCAACGCGACCGGTCTCTGTAGCCTGAAGCTGAAAGGAGCCTAGGGCCGACGTAACGAGCTGCACCGCTTCATCTGGCGTCGATCCGGACGCTGTCGCCAACGACGTCACAGCACCAAGAACCTGCTTCATCTGGCCAGCCGACACGCCAGCCTGCGCGAGAGTCTCTGAGATCTTGATTAGATCGACGATCGCGAAACGCGAGGAACTCCCCACCTCTAGGATCGACTTCTTCAGACTGATCATCTGCGTGTCAGTTGAATTCGAAATGGCTTGGAGCCGAGCCATTTCGTCTTCAAATTCGATCGCAAATTTTGCGCCGTCACGAAGCACATTGATGGCACCGAATAGCGCCGCACCAGCTCCACCATAAGCAGCAGTGCGCGCAAACACAGTTCCCAGCCCGCCTGATGGCAGGATACTAGACCCCTTCGAACCGGCTCCCCGAGCACGCTCAGCCGCGGCGAGCTCACGGACCTCGATTGTGGCCCGGGCGACCGCATCTCGATACGCCAGCATATCCGCGGTGATCTTCTTGGAGCTCGACTTCGGGTCTGTGAGGGTGGTGAAGAGCTGATTGGAAGCAGCGTTCACCGAAGACTTCGTCCCCGAAATATTAAGACCGCCAACCCGCGCCCGTCCCTCGATCTCCTTCATCTTCCGCTCGAGCGAATTGAGATCCTTAATCGCTTCTTCCGTCTCGAGAGCCTTGCGGACAGAAGCACGAGAGCCCGTTCCGTTTGGACCACCCGTTAGAGCTATCCGCCTATTGAGCTGATTGAGGCGAGCGCCAAGCGCTTCGACGCTCGTGCTGGCCTCGTCGAGTGAAGCCTTGTATTCAATCGCGCTGCGCTTGGACTTCGCCAAGGCCTGCTGATTGTTGAGGTTGGTAACGCTGCCCGGCGTGTTCTTCGCAATTGCCTTCTCCGCCGAGCTGAGAAGAGACTCCCGTTTGACGAACCCAGACAGCGAGGCTTGAAGCTGACGATCGAATTTCTTGGCACTTTCCTCGGCGTCTTTCCCGAGCTGCTTTACCTCTTTGGCAATTTTGGCAACGCGCGCATCGACCGCGTCGAACGCGGCCTTCATCCCGCCGCCTTCGGCTACAAGATCAATATCGACATCTTGGGTTTTGTTGCCGGCCATCAGATCTGATGGCTACGGCGTTCACCGCGGTGATTTTAGGAGAAAGTGGTGAACCGCTATTTCTCGTCAGGAGGGTGTGTCGCCCAGCTGGCCACATGATCTGGCGCGGGGCACTTATTTGCGATGATCAAAGTTACTATTCGATCAGCTTTCAGAGCAAAGTCCCGATCGTCGTCCTTCAATTTCTTCTCATATTCCGGAAGAAATTTCGCGGTCTCTAGGTTATGATTATGAACCCACGCCCATAATCTCTCATTCTCCACAAAATCAGCCGTCAGTTTAACGCAGACGGGTCTTTCGGTTGAGGTGGATAGGAGGGCGGCAGCAAGAAGGATGGCTATCATCCTGCCCCTGTACCGCTATGTGGCCTCACCGACAACAGGGTCTCCGCGGACAACGGCTACAAAGATCGCCCCGTAACTGAGCATGCCATCGGAAGTGGGGTCGACAATCAGTTGACCATCACTGACCATTTGCTCGAGCTGAGCACGGAGAGCATCCCAATCGACAGCGGCTCGCTCGAATTGATCCGTGCCCGAAGCTTCCTTCTTCGTGATACGCACAGGCAAAGTGGCCAGCAGCCGCAAAGCAGCGTATGCTTCGATCGCATCAGCAAGCACCATCTGGGTGTAACCGTCACTGGTCTGAAGCCCAGCCAAAGCCGTGGCCCCTACCCTGCTTCGAAAGGCTCCGTAAGCTGAGATCAGGTTGATGTCGTCATCGCTCAGCTCATGTGGTTCTAGACCGAGCTTTCTCCGGACCCCTTCAGGACTCACTCCAAAAGGAAGAAATCCCTCAAGACGATATCGAAAGTATCCGGTCACTGCCTCGCCATTGACGAGGTAATTCCATCGAAGCTCCCGCGGGCCAACGACCTCATCATCACTGAGACTATTGTCAGAATCCAAAACAGTAATGAGTGCGTGCGTGGCACCGTCAACAGGCGTTACGAGTCCACCTGCAACCGGCGTGTTTGCGGCGTCGAGTATCGACCAGACAATATCACCGTCGGGAAACCCGGTCGTAAACTCTACCAGGTGGGTGAGCGTGTCACCGTCACGCATTACTTCCGCTTCTTGCTTCCGCCGGGCTTGCCGTCGCCATCATGGTCGAAGGCTGCAAGAGCTGCCGCATCTTCTGCGTCCTTGGCCTCCTGCGCGAGGCGATCGGCCTCTTCGGCCGCTTGCTCTTCAGCGAGACGGTCGGCTTCTGCGGCGGCATCGGCCTCTGCCTGAAGCTCCACACGACGTGCTTCGGCATTCGCCTCTTGCTCTGCAACCTGACGAGCCCGTTCGGCTTCAGCTTCAGCTGCCTCACGTTCAGCCTCAGCGAGCTCTTCTTCGGTCGGCTCTGGTTCACCGTCGATCTCTTCGAGGATCTCGACCTGACCAATATCAACGCGATCTTGGAGGAAGGCCGTCAACGGCACAGGCTCGGAGGTGGGACCATCCGAAGGAATCTCTTTTCCGCTCTGCGGATCGAGGAGCATGAACTCCCCAGTTGTTTCTGCGATGACCATTTTCATAGGGCTCTCCAAGGTAAAGGGGAGGCACTGCCTCCCCTTCCTATTAGACGAGGTTCAGAATCGACCGAGTGTCGCCGAACACCAGGCGGTAGCCGTGGTTCTTCGTGCGGACGTAACGGACCTTCTGGTTCTCGATTGCGCGAACCGACTCTTCGATCTCGGAGCCGTTCTCGACCAGCTCTTCGACGGTCTCATTCTTGATGAAACCGATGAGCTTGTTCGCCGGCGCTGTCGAGGACACCGCAAAGCGAACATTGAAGTCAAAACGCGGGTTATCGATCGCGGTCTGGACACCGGCCGCAGCCAGAACTTCCTGCTGGGTCTTGCCCGTGTTGGCGACCGGAGTTGCGAACATGCGAATCCACTCGAAGTACATGTCGAAGTTGCCCACGACAGTGTCCACCGGAGTGCCCGCCTGAGCGCGCTGGACCAGCCACTTCAGGAAGATTTCCCAGTTCATCCGACCGGCGACAATCGTCGGCGCACCCGGCATCAGACCTGCAAGGGTCGTCGCAGTCACCACCGGGGCAGCCGCCGAAACGCCATCACCGTTGATCAGAAGCGACGTCACAATGGCCGTCTGACCGATCGCGACTTCACGCTGCATGCGCGCAGCGTAAGGGGTCACGACATCCAGGCTCGCCCGGCGCTCGAACTCATAGGTGAATTCGAAGCCACCACCGAACTTGTGGAACTTCACGCTCTTCTCAGAGGTGCGCAGCGAGCGGATCGGAATACGAGCGCCTTCGGCGATGATACCGGTCTGCTGGTAGTCATCCGCCTTATCATCAATGACCGTGGTGATCATCTCAATGCCATTCACGGTACGGGACTGAGCCAGCATCGGGGTGACATCTTCGATCTGATCCTGGCGATACTTCCACTGGACCACATCATCGATCACCTGCGGGAACAGGGCGCGCGTGCCGGGGCTCGACATGAACGTCTCGGCCGCGGCCTGCAGGACGATGCCGTGCTGGAAGTCGTCACGGATCGGAAGGTTGAGGAAAGCAAGCGCAGCCTCATAACCGTTCAGGTCCGAGCCGGCGAACTGACCCTTGGAAGGATCAATAGCCAGTCGAAGATAATCGCCCATGTTGAGTTGCAGCGCCTTGGCGTGCTGCACCATGTTCTGCCCAGCACGGAGACTGTCTTGTCCGTTTTCCGCGAGCAGATCCGCAAGCAGAACCTCTGCGGGTTGGCGATTGCGGGAGAGTTCGAGGATGTTGACGGGCTTCATGTCTTTGCCTTCCTGGACTTAGAGGTATTCGACGACGACAAAGTCGGTACCGACCTCGACGCAACGGTTATGCTTGGGCTCGGTCTGGGTCGTGCCCAGTTTGACTTCACCGGCCACGGCCGACCCGGTCACGACCGCACCAAGGACGATCGAGTGACCGATCGCGGCAGGGAGCTTTTCTTTGAAGCGGCGCTGAACGGCGCCAACCTTGCCCATGCCCTGCTGAGTGCGATCTTCGTATGACCACAGTCGGCCAAGAACGACATCGTTGTCCGCAGTCAGCTTGAACTTGTTAGGCCCGCTGGTGTCGATCGTCAGCGCCTTACCTACGTCGGCCTCAACGATTGCAGCATTGAGATTGTAGGTGAAGATGTGGCTGTCGATCGGAAAACCGTAAGAGACAACCGAATTGGGGAATGCCATGATCTATTCCTTCGCGGCGGGTTAGCGGGTGGAGACTTTGAAGGCAGAGAGCGCGACGGCGCTCGGCTTTGCATCGTCGGTGGCGGGAGCAGCGGTGGTGACACCGCCAACAGGGAGGATCGCGGTCAGACCAGCGGTCTTCGCATCGATCGCGGCGGTGAGCTCGGCGACAGTCTTCGGGAGCTCAGCGGGAACTTCCGTACCCGTTGCCGTATGAAGCTTGGTCAGCACGCTCGAGAGATAAACGATCGCGGCATCGGCCTCGTCCGTCTTGTTGCTCTTGTTTGCATCAACAAGCGCCTGGTTCGCAGTGTTCAGCTCAGCGGTAAGCTCACTCACCCGAGTCTCGGCGGCAGTGACTTTCGCAGCCGATGCTTCGAGAGCCGCAGCATGCGCAGTGGCCGCAGCCTCGAGAACACCAACCTTCGTGCCTGCGGCAATTAGGTCAGCGGTCAGTTTGTTGGTGTCGATCGTCACAATGTTCTCTCCTCGGGAAGCCTGGACGACCAGGCCATCAATCTCGAAACCCCGAGCAGCGAGACGCTGCGCGGAAGCAGGAGCGAGCTTTGATCCGGATCGACCGATAATTTTAGGACCGTCTGCTGCACCGCGGGCAACCAGACTTACCTCGATCAGCTGAGAAAGGCCGACCATGCGGAGATGAACACCGTCGCTGCCGATCTCGTGACCGTTGGAGCATGTGCGAGAATACAGGTTTTCAGAAGTGGCCTCTTCGCCAAGGTAGTCGAACTCACACTCGGAGCAGAGATACTGGGTAGGCAAGAACGAGATCGACACCTCGTCAAGCGAGCCCGCATCGATCTTGGTCGCAAGCTTCTCCTCGGTAGGATCCAAGTAGAAGAGAGTGCGAAGTTCAACGTCCCCCTCTTCGTCATAATTGACTGCACCGTGAAAAATTCGACCATGTGGTTGGTCGTCGCCAAAAACGTGATTAGAAATCAGTGGGACGTGACCACCGTTGTTAATACGATCACCGATCTGCTGAAGAGTCAGGGGCGAAGCCACGGCCCCTTCCCAAATTGTACCGTTCTTCCCAATCAGGGGCTTGCTATTGAGCGTGATCGCCTCAAAAACGGCAAAGCCATCGCTGACTTCGACATCGGCGCCAACAGCACCTTTAATCATCGCGATCAGTTGTGGGGTAAGTTCAAGCCGCTTCATAAAGTCGAAGTAGGCGGCGAGACTCTTAGGATGCGAGGGAGGACCGGATCACCGGGGTCAACCAGGGATAGTACCCACCCTGAAGTCGATCATTGGCATCGCAGCTGTCCCCGCGGCGAAAGTCGCACTGGTCAGATCCGGCCAAGTGCCGTAAGTCTGCGTGACATTAAGACACGTCAGGCCACCCGACGCTGAAGGGTTGATGTCGGCATGCGTCGCTGAGCCTATAAGACCCGCCACACCTTTGGCGCCTGCGTTGATGCCTTGGAAAACAGCCGTTGCCGTGTCCTGGTTAAGGGCACCCCAATAGACACCGGCAGGAAGCACAACCGTCGTATCAATCGGCGCGACGTCGACCAAGGCCACTGCTGTCGTTGAACCCGCGGCGGTGGAGATGAGCGCGTTCCCTGTCGGCATTCGGGTAATCGGGTCGGCGGCATAGACAGCGAGCTGGAAATGCTGACCGCTGTGCAACGTGTTGACCCTGACTCCCATCATGTCAATCGTGATCGGTTCAACAATAATGAACGGATATAGCTTGATGAGATTTACAGCCAATGCGGTGCCCGCTGCTGCTTGTGTGTTAGGGCTCGTGCTGTACCAGCGCCCCGCGACATAGCCAGGGTGGATGAGATTGAACAAGCTGTTCAACTTACCGCGAACAACAGCCTTGGTGTTGCCTATAACGATGGCTTGGCTCATGACATATCCCTCACAAAAATGCAGCTTCGATAGCGGCCTTGTCGAGTTCCGCCTGGATTGCTTGGCCAACACTATTCAAATGGACGCTGTCGGCATTGAAGTATGTAGTGTTCGTCGGATCCATCAGGCGAGCATCACTGGCCCGATCAGAGACAACGTAACCGTGTGCTGCGGCGCCATCGCGAACGAGCTGGTTATATTTAAGAAGCGCGGTCAATTTCCAATTGGTGGTTGTGTCGAATGCCAGCCGGCCGAACACCGTCGGGACGACAACACCGTGGAAACCATTTGCCAGTCCCCAAGCAACGAACGGAAGGGTAGTGGCATTGTAAAAGGCTTCGACCGTAGTCTCAGCATTGCCGGCACTGGTGTAGGTCGCAGCATAGATGTCATTTGATCCACCCGCGATCACCAAGACATTAGGCACACCAGGCCTGATCGACAGCAGCTCAACATTAGTGCGCGCACCATATTCCGTGACCATCTGCTGACCTCCGCGCCCGCAATTCACAACCGATGTATTTGGCGCAAAATCTTGCATGCTCGGAACGGTTCGGTTGTATGTTGCGCCCGTGCCGGTGACCAGGCTATCACCCCCATAAACAACATTGCGCGTGACAGTGGCAACTCGGACAGGAAACACGGTTGCAGCCCAAGCATCCATCGCCGCGATGTCGGCATCACTCGGCGCCGACGAAAAGATGACCGTGGACCAGTTGGAGTGGAGCGATGAACCCTCCGTCGCACCGTATGTAATCGCAGCGGCGGCGCGGGCTGTTAGAGTTGTCTTGACACCATTTACAAATACAGCTTCACTCGCAACCTTACCCACATAAGCAAGGCCTTGAACCTCGTCAGTCGGTAGCACGTTCGTGAACTGACGAGAAAGGCCAGTGGCCTCCGTGACAATGCACCGGGTCTCGGCAAGAGACACCCCTGCCCCGGTGCCTGCTGCATCCAGAAAGGTGAAGAATGGATCGATTGAATTCGCCAGGCGCATTGTGTTGACCTGGTGAACGCCAAAGTTAGTGCGATCGAGACCAGCGATTGCTGGAATCTCCATATACTTCTTCTCAACGCGATCCGGATAAAAATCATGCAGCATCGGGCGGAATGCGCCTACAGCTCCTAGCGGATTAAAAGCCGGGCGACGTGCCGCGGTAGCCTGCACCTCGTGCCGACGATTACCGCTCTGATCATAGCGAATATCGATGGTCGCGGTGGATGCTCCGATCCAAACATCAATCACCGCATAATCCGGCCACTGCTTCCCCGTCTGAGGATAGACGTCAAGCGTTGCGCTGTCAGAAGCTCGCACCAGGCGGAATAGTGGGCCATCGTAGGTGCCAACAATCAATGCCATCCCGTAGACCGCGGCTTTGGAGGCGGACGTATAAGGGAGAAATGTAGCGGGGCCTTCCCAGACACCGATGTCATCCCAGACACCGATGTCATCCCAGACATCAGATTCCACCAAACCGCGTGTGGCTTTCGTACGCTGTTTGGCAAGCGCCGAAGGTGTCTGCGGCCCGAGCCGCATTTTAACGTACCTTAAGCGGGGTGCATCGAACGGTGGCAGAAGCCCCCAGCGAGAGCGCCTTAACAGCCACACCGGCTGTCACAGGAATAACTTCAGGCTGGTTTGCGAAGATTTTGATGGCTGTGCCGTTGTCAACCGCCGCAGCACCGATCGTGTTCACCACAATATCGATGTCAGTCGATATACGTGCATACTTGCAACCCGCCGGTGGGGTGAGCACCGTTGTGTTGGTGGTTACAGCAGTTTTCGTGCCGTTGACGTGGTCGAAAATAGGATCCTGGTCGGCCGGAGCGATGCCCGCGGTCGGCAGGGGATTTGCTGTGCTGATATCTTCGATACGCATAGAGTGTCCTATGCGCGTCGCGACTTGCTATGCGAGGCTCGTCCTCATCACCGCCGTCAACCGGCTAAATGTGACCACCATCATCATAGATCGCCGCCGTGGCGCTATTACCTCCACCTGCCAGGACAACCTGCTTGCCGGTATTGTTGGCCGTCGAGTAGTCTAGGAACACTCTCTTGCCGCCTGTGCCTGCTCCGCGCTTGTCCTCGAATTTCCAAGGCATGGCACACTCGAAGTCTGAAACTTTGGCTTCCGTAAACGTGCCCGCCGCAGAAGTTACCTTGAGCAGTGAGAGAGTGCAGCCAGGGGTGAAATCATTCAGAATGCGAACACCCTTAAGGTGGAAACCCTTAAGGTTACAGTCCGGTGCATTCTGATCGGCATTACTCGGGTCAACGGTAGCCACGGTGTTGCCGATCGTGAAGCCGTTAAGCGCCGCGGCGCCCCCATTCGGGATCCAATTGTTGATCGTCAATCCATCGACGACAAAGCCATCCCAATCACTTCCGTGAGCCATCAGCTCCGGGGCGCGGAAATTGTTCAGGATATTGTTCGCAATCCGGAGGACCCGGCCGCGCGCGGCCGACGGGTTTGTCTTCGCGAAACGCTGCGTCAGGCCCTCGAAATAGTTGTCACAGATATTCACGTAATCGTTCTGGATCCACACGCCTGTGCTATTGGCGAACACGCCAGTGTAGATCGTATTCAAGATAAAGTTGTCCGAAATGATCGAAGCGTAAGATGAACCAGGGCCACCAGAATATCCGCCGTCAAAATTAAGGAAGTAACCGCGCGATTGAGGCGTAAGATCGCCGTTGTCTCCCATCCAGCCAAGGGAACCCCCGCCCTTGGTGCAAATCATAGCCTGATTACCGGCGCAATGTTGAACGCGATTACCCTGAATGCTCAGGCGTCCAGCCTTACCATAGATTGGTTCGATATTGCCGACCGATGCACCGCTCTCCTTGTAAGCCGCGGTGATCTGGACACCAACGCCGGGAGGGGTCGCGAAGCACAGCATGAACTGCTTGGTGTTGTAATCAATCCAGCAGGCATAGTCGTGGCCAGTGAGGGCTACGGCAGTTCCCGTCGCGCTCGCGGCCAGCGACAAAGTGACTGTGTCGGCAGTATGATCAATGGCCGTCACGTACGCATTCGCAGGAATGCCGGTGCCAGTCACGGACGCGCCAACATAAAGGGCATGGGTGTCAACGACGCCCGTTAGAACAGCCGACGATGCCGTTGTGTTGGCGGTGAAGGCCACCGCCGACAGCTGGTCAAGCAAACCTGTACCTTGGATCAGCTGAACGCCTGGTCGATACCATGCGTGGTCCGCGTCATCGGCAACTACGCCAGTGCCTGTGACAGTGAGACTGTCAAGCAGAGGCAAATATGTCAGCGAGCCAGTAAATACCGTCGTCTCACCGTCACCGGTGACGATAACCTCGGAGCGAGCGGTACCGTAATGCTGAAGCACTTTCTCGACAAAGTTGTCGTGGATCGATGCCGACTTCGCATTAACCTCAATGCCATAGTTTCCGACCGAGCCTGGGTTGGACAAAGGCCGAACATTGCGAACATCGTTGTCATGGATATCAAGATGACCGAGCATATCAGGCCGCTGCCCGTTACCAGGGTTAGCTACATAGCCCCACACGATCCCGCCGAAACCGCCTCGGATACCCGCAAGGCCGCAATCGATATCGTTGCCGCTGATCTGTGCGTAATTCCAACGCGCTGCTTGAGCGCGGCACAAGCCACCACGATTTCGAACGACATTGTTCTTGAGAATGACCCGCTTCATGATTTTGTCGTAGGTCGGGTTCGCGGTTGAAGCGGCAAATCCACATTCCCAATTGGTCATGCGGCAGTTCTCGATCACAATGCGATCGACATCCTCTTCCATGAGGCTGGTGTAAACGAGATATTTTCCGTTAGTGGCGATGCCCGGCAGACCAAAATTCTCAAAGTGAATTCCTGAAGCGTACAAGGAACCACTGCGAGCATTGAGACAGGCATTGGCCGGGACAGTGGCGTTGGAAAACAGCAATCGAGTCTTACCAGGAACACCCGTGATAACGACGGGGGCTGAGAGCAGCGCGGTCATGGCGACGAGCGACCGGATATCGTAGTCGTAAGGTCCAAAATGAACATAGCCACCGCTGGTCAGCAATGCCTGCCACGCCGCCGTGTTGGTCACTACATCCGCCGGATTAGCCAGGCCGGCCGTGAAACCGGCCGCTTCCGCTGTCTCGACCAGCAGCAGATTCACCGCGGCGCGCAGTTCACCGTATTGATGGTCTTCAGCAACGAGGGGATTCGACATTCAGCGGTCCTTTAAGGCATCACGGCAATGTCAGGGATGACCGTCGCATCGGCTATGTTGCCAGTGTAATCGGCTCCACCACCACCACCCGGGGCCGTGACGGGGGCATTGTTCAAAACGAGAAGAATGTTGTCGTGCTCCTGGGTCGTCAGCGAGCCCTTGATGAAGATCACCAAGGACACGTCACCGATCCATCGCTGCAATGGGTTGCCACTGCTAAGGTTGTCGGCGCCAATCCGGATCCGATCGCCGGCCGTGTTAGTGACGAGCGTCGTGACAACCGGAGGCATTGCCGTGCCGTCATATTCGCCTTCGATCGAAGTGATGCCTGAAACTGCGGGAGGCCAATGGCCCATGACCACATGCTTGCCAGCGTAAACCGAAGTGGCGTGAACTGGTCCACCCGAGCTGCGGGCCTGAAAACGTGACACGCCACTCAGATTGACCTTCTGCAGCGCCCGATTGCTGGCGTTGGTTGATCCACCATAGGTTGCAAGCGCACGCGGTGCGGTGTCGACAGCGTCGAAGCTGGCCAGCGCGAAAATATATCCTTCCTCAGCGCCGAGCGCGAATTCCGACGTGATAGTCGCGATGCGCGAGAAATATTCAGTGCCGGTGAAGCGCACGGCGGCGTGACCATTAAGGTCGTCGAGCACAACAAGCGGAGATCCAATAGCGGTAAGAACAACGCCATGAATCGAATCCGTCCAAGTGGAGGCAACACCACTGCCGTTGCGAACCAGGAGATCAGTGTCGTTAGCGTCGAACAGGACCATTCGCGAACCGAGGTCATCGATCAGATCCTCGATCGTGTAATCGGAAACTGGAGGCTGAACGTTGAAGGTGTACGCCTTCTGCGCCGTGTCACCAAGCGCGTCAGTGGCGTGGATGATCCAGTTATAGATTTGCGCCGAAGTTGTCGTTCCCGACACACGGCCCGTTTCCGGGTCAAAGGTCGTGCCAGCCGGGATGGTGCCAGTGAGGCTGAAAACATAAGGGGCAGTGCCGCCTTGAACCTGGGGGACGAAAGAATAAATTCCGCCCACTATTGTCGACACCGGCGGGACACCGCCCATGACCAAAGGTTCGGCCAGCACGGGTTGGTAGGCAACACGCATCCGCAGGATCAGCGACAGGCGCGTGATACTGACCTCACTAGTCACATTGAAACGAAGAATGTCTCCCCGAGATAGCAGCGTGTCCCAACCGGTCAGATCATACGAAATGGCTTTGTCGTCCGCGGCGATGCTAGGCGGAGGGGCAGTGCCTGTAATCGAGTTCTCGGCAGTTGGCGGATAGTTGGTAAAATCCGTCTTCCAGATGCTCACGATCGCCGAACCAACTGTGTTTCCCAGCAAGGTCCAGCCAGTCAGCTCACCGTCAAAAGCAATCTCGACATCAGTCTGCACACCCGAAGTAAGCGGCACGGTAATGTTGCGGATCTCATCGACCCAGGTAGAGTCACCGTCAGTGGCAGACTGCTTCACCAGAAGCTGACCTTGATCGCCTCCCGCCATACCGGGGCCGGGATCGCCTTTGAAACCCCGCGGCCCTGTCAGCCCACCGCGCTGCAGTTCCACCGGTCGGCGCTCTGCTCGGGTCAACGCCACAGTCGTGGCCGGCCTTTGTAAGACGACGGTTGTCACCAGCCCCTCTTCCGAATGGTGCCTTCCCAGCGATCATCCTTTTTGCCACCCGTTTCATCCATCACGAGGAATGGTGTGGGAGTGGTCGACGAGAGATTGGCGACGTCGTTGATCGTCAAGACCAGCATAAGTCCGGTCGCGTTATTCGGGTCGGCCACCAGAGCTTTTCTCAAGCCAGGCATCTCGAAAAACCAGGTGTCGCCTGAGATATCGACGACGGTCCCGGCCATATCCTTGTCAACAACCGAAATCGTCAGACCGGTGCGGCTGTGAACATAGATGTTGCCGAGGACATCGACGTCAGGAGGATTGTTCTGGCTCACTTGCTACCAGCCTTCGTACGGTTGCTCTTCGCCGATTTCCCGCCAGGGGAAGTCAACGACCGACCGTTGGTGTCCTGGTTCGGTGAAACACTGCTGACATCGACCCCAGCCGCGCCTGCGTCAGGCACCAGGAAGTTCGTGCCTGACAACTCCTCAGCACCTGCGGCGGGCGGGCGCCCGTACATTTCCATATGATATTCCACATCCGTGATCAGGCCGAGTGAAAGGTCCTGCTTCAGGCGCGCGGCCTTCATCGTGAAGTGGGGCTCGAGCTCGAGAGTTGGTCGAAGTTCGACTGGGCGGAACCGAGCTTCAACGCGCCCTTGATATCCAGCGAGGCGCGTGGCGAGGGTCAGGACCTGGGTATAAAGATTCGCAACGCCACGGTTCAGTGCGTCCGCAGACATCGCAAATAGGCGAGCTTCTGTGCCGGCAGTGCCCCCGGTGTCGGACTTACCCACGACCGCCGGCATCACCTTCAGCGCTGACTGGTTCTGTGCATCGAGTACATCAATGATCTGCTGAATTTCCATGCCCGCGCCCGGGTTCTTGTCATTGATGATCTTAGCTTCAACCGAGGAGCTGTGGACGAAGGCCTGATCCGACCGAATATTTGCCATCGCTGAGGCGATATTACCAACCTCGGTCTCGACATGGGCCCGAAGCTTGGCCGGATCCGATCGAGTGGTGCTCGGTGCGTTGGCGGCAAGCACCTCCTCGAGGATCGAAACATCCATGCGCGGATATCCCACCACACGCATGATCCGGTACAACTCGTTGATCACCTCCTGACGCGCGGCGATCGCGTTGATCGCCGCTACGAACGGCGAGTAGGTGTACATATCCGTCGGGTTCTGATGGTAGTTCGACGTGAAAAATGTCGGCACGTTGAGATCGATCTCAACGTTCGAACCGGCCGGCTTCTGGGCAGGAAGATACACGCCCGGAGCCGTCTCCTTCCAGATTAGCGTCGAAGTGTCGATCAGCCGAAGTTCGAACGGGGTATAAGTCTTGTCGAGAACCAGCTCGGCACCGATCGTACCACGCAGTAGGGCCATATAACGACAGTTCGTGCTCAATGCGTCGAGCGTCGGCTTGTTCGAATAACCGAGCGTATAATCATTGGTCGTAGTGATCTGCTCGAGAAGACTCTGTGCCAGGCCAATGCCCTCAACATCGATCTGCCGATCGGGGCCGTAGGCGTAGATGTCGAGCTTCGCAGAACCTGCAATCGTCAAATATGAATGAACCGCGGCGGACACATCTGGATCGTGGTTGACCAGATCATTGAGAAGCGTTCGGCTGTCGCCCGACTGTCGGCTTGAATAAATGTCCGTGAGATGCTGCCGATAAAGCGGCGCACGCAGGATTGGCTGCTTCGGGACGTAAGTAGGGGTGCTCGCCCGCCCGCCCTTTTGCTGCTTTCCCTTCGGTAGCAGGATCGTGAGTGGATTACCAAGCGCCATTAGCCGAGCCTCGAGAGGCGGCTGCTGTCACCCATTAAACTAGAGCCCGTCTGACCGAAGGTAGTTGTAACGATCAAGCTTGAGGTTGCGACGAGGCCTGACTGGGTATGAAACATGTGATCGCATACTCGCCTGGCTAAGAGCGACAGAGCCATCGCGTGGAAGAAGTGATCGTTGCCGCTGGTCTTTTTCCATTCGGCCTCGACGTCTGGGCGCTCATCACGCACCATGTCGCTCAAATGGGTGATCACTGTCTCCTTCAGACCACTATAACCACTGATCACCACCTTCCGCCGGCTGATCATCGAGTGCAGTCGATCGAGGATGAGTGTGTTGTTCGCCGAATAGTGCGTCAGCAGGCCCAACTCATCCTTGTGCGGAAGCAAAGCGTTGGCACCGCGGTACTGGATCGGCATAATCAGATACTGAGTGGCGTCACGAAGCGCATCGACCGTCGGCGTGAAGGGAAAGCGATCCGATGCGCCCTGCACGATGTTATAGATCTTGCGCAGTTCGTTGATCCGGGTCTCGAGCTGCGAGACAGGAAAGTTCTCGAACAGCACGAAGACCGGCTGGCCTTCGGCATCATCCCGGCTAAGCGTCAACCAGCAGGTAAAACCAATATCCACGCCCAGGAAGACTGGCGTGTCCTTGGCAACGTTGGGGATTTCTCCGCCCCGCATGCAGGCTTCGATGTCACCGCGCTGCACCTGCGCCGATGTCGCCGTGTAGGCCTCTCCGAGCACAGTGTTGTGGAAACCGCGTGGGAAACTCTGCTCGAGATATTTAGCAAGCTGCGTAAAGATGTATGACGGGCTCAGTCGGCCGGTGCTAAACGGGCGTACCTGATAACCGCGAAAGTTCTGCCGGCCAGGGTATGTGGCTACCCACTCGCGCGTCTCAGCATCCTGCAGGTGCAGTCGCTTCTGACACCGCTCGCACCGAACATAGCTGTCGTGGATCGGCATCAACGCGATCTGCTCGGCCGTCAGATCCGAGAAGTCCGAGAGCTCCGTATCAAAACCGTCAAGATAGATGAACTTGGGGGTGAAGCGCGGAATCTGCCAATGGTTGCAGCTCACACACCGAGCCAGGTATTCGCGCTGATCGGTGAGCGCGTAGCTCTTGTCGATGCCGAGCCCAACAAACGTCGGCGTGGAAAATTTCTGCGTCACCCGCATGTCGGAATTCTGCAAACGGGATTGGTAGAGACCAATCATATCCACGGGGCTAAGATCGAGCTCATCATGAAACAGAAAATCGGCCGGTGTGGAGGTTGCGTCACCCTCGGTACAGCCCGTGATGTAGAGGAAACTGTCTCTGATCTGGACCGTATCGCGCCGGCGCACCGGTGATATCTCCGTGTCCGGATTAAAGATTTCGTCGGCCTCCAGGATTGGCTTAATCCGGGTGTTATAAACTCGAGTGAACATCTTCTCGTTGGGGAGCGTGAAGATGCCGGAGATATTGTTGCCACGAGCCGTGATCGCGAGCGCCTTGCGGATCTGAACCTCGGTCAGGCCCACCTGAGAGCATTTCTTGACCGACATGTCCGGGTGCATGTCGTCAGCGATGGCCTTCTGAAAATGATAATCGAGGAAATTAAAAGGGCGCTTCTTGATCGTGGTGTTGGCCATGATCCAACTGCCCATCGGCTGGGCACTGGATCCGGTCCCGAACCGTACCTTCACCGTATTGTAGAGTTCGTCGAACATCGACGATTGTCTGGGCAGCAAGTGAATCTCGAAACAAGGAAAGAATAGCGGTGGTGGCCTCCAAGTTACCTGGTAAGATTCTGTTTTTGAGTGGTTCCGGATTTTTTCCGGACTCATAGGAGGGCATGCAAAATTACCCGACGCTCAGAATTGCCCAGCTTCAGAGCCTAATCTCGCTGAAGCAGTCGATCGAAGCCGACCCGCTTATGCTTCGAAAGACCGACTGTCCCTACGACAACGACTTGATCGATGTGCTCGAGGAGCTGTTCAAGACGAAGGTCATAAAGGAACGGGTCGAGGTCCCTGTCGAGGTGATTCACACCCCGCGTGCCCCGGCGGGTCGGAAGAAAAAGGCGGGTGAACTCACCGATAGCGATGCCGAGGAGGTCGAGACCCAGGCGCTGGAGCTGTTGGTGGAGCTGAAGAAGCTCGGAAAGAGCGCAGGCTCGGAAGAAAGCACCCTGGAGACCAGCGAAAAGCTGAACATTATCAAGGTGCAGACCACCCTGATGGAAAAGCTCATTAACATTCGCGAGCGCTTCTCCAACGTCAAGAAGATGTCCCAGTTTCAGGAAACGGTGATCAAGATCCTCGACGATCTGATCGGTGAGGATGGCCGGGCCGAGTTCCTGCGCCGGCTGGAGCCGTACCGGACATGAATGTGCCATTACTCAACCGGGAGGAAATGCTCGTTTATCAAGCGGCGCTGCTGGCGATCAGCACGGTTGTGGCGCGTGTCCAAGACTCGATCCATGCCCTGCTGGCCCGAGGATATACGATCGATGACCTGGCGCTCTCCCAAGGCATCAATCAGGGCGTCGATGAGATGAAGCACGAGATGGCGCTGAGCCTGATCCCGCATTTGGTCAATCTTGGAAGGCCCAATTAAATGAACATATTCCGCGACAACGCACCGCTGTATTGGGCAGCGGGCATTCCAGCCATGCCACTCAAGCAGAGGCAGAAGGCCCCGATCCTCGCCGAGTGGACGACATATGGCACAACCATGCCATCTGCTGCGATCCGAGACCATTGGCTCGAGACCTATCCCCGATCGAACATCGGTCTACCGTTCGGACCCGCATCGGGTTTGTGCGCGATCGACATCGATACGGTTGATCCAGAAATTGTCGCGGCGATCGAGGATTGCCTGCCGGCTTCGCCTTGGAAACGCATCGGCGCCAAGGGCTGCGCGCTGATTTTCAAGTGGCAGGGCCAGCGGAACTTCAAAATCAGGGACGACAGTGGCATGCTGTGCGAGTTCCTTGGCCTCGGTAACCAGCTCGTACTGCCGCCATCGATCCATCCAGACACTGGTCAACCGTACGTCTCGGACACAAACCTCTGGGAGGTAATGGACAAGATCCAGCCGCTCGGGGTCGATATTGAGGACCGGTTACGGGCGGCACTGGGGGTGAAGGGCTATTCGCTCGCCCACGACGGCCGCTCGAAGCCGCTCGATGTGGTGCCAGCCGGCGAGCGGGACATACAGCTGGTGCGCCACGCCGGGTACCTTGCCCGGGTCGTGCTCGGCATCGATAAGAACACCAAGTTCTCGCTCGGCGAAGCACTCGCCCAGATGCACACATGGGTTGTCGACTTCACCGCGTCGGCCGCGGGTGATGACATGGACCCGCAAAAGGGCCTGGCCAAACTGCTCGAGTTCCTGCTGCGTGATATTGAAGGCGGTCGGACGCTGCCCGAAGGCTGGGATGCTGGCCTGACCGAAGAGCACTTTGCTCACCCGACGATCGCCGCGATCCGTGACAAGAACCAGGCCGAGCGGTGGACCTTCGCTCGGGCCAAGGACTGGATCTCGGGACAAATCGCGCAGAAGCCAGACGATGATAATTGGGCGCTCGACCGGATCGCCGAGATTATTGAGAAAGTCGCGGCCGACGAAAACTTCCTCGATCACCATTTTGACGCACTGGTCCCTGCCCTACAGCGCGCGTCGGGCAGTATCAAACTGTCCAAGCCTGCGCTCGCCAAGATGTTCAAAGGCGCGCGGCAGGGTGAGATTGAAATGGCCGCAGATCACGACGCAATCGCCCGACAGGTCGTGGAGGAGATGGACCGCGGCGGCGAGCTGCGCCACGCGATGGGTTCCTTCTGGCAGTGGAACGGCTCTTGCTACGGTGAGATCGACGATAAGGTCGTTTACGACCACATCTCGACCCGCGTGAAGGGCAACGTACTGTCGAAGCGCCATTCCGATTATCAGGCACTGGTCAAGGTTGTCGCTAACATGGTCCAGAAGCCGCTCGATGAATGTGGCGAGATCGGGATCAACTTCGCCAACGGGTTTCTGGATGCAGACCTTGTGCTTCACGAGCACGCGCCCAAGTACGGCAAGACCTTCACGATGCCCTTCAACTACGTTCCGGCCCGCAGGCACGAGGCGCATAAGTGGCTCGCCTATCTCGAGACCAGCTGGGGGGACGATCCGGATTACGACGACAAGGTCAAGGCGCTGCAGGAGGCGTTCGCCGCGACCATGTTCGGAGTAGCCCCCTCGTTTCAGAGGGTAATCTTGCTCCACGGGAAATCCGGATCAGGCAAGACCCAGGCGCTCGAGGTCCTTCAGGCAATGATGCCTCCAACCGCCGTATGTTCAATGCCGCCTGACCTTTGGAGTCAACGTTTTGCGATGACGGGCATGGTCGGAAAGACGCTCAACGTGTGCGGCGAGCTTCCGGAAGATTCCATGATCTCGGGCGAAGTCTTCAAGAAGGTGGTGGAAGGTGCCCAGATTCCCACCGAGCATAAGGGCCAGGACGGGTTTGAGTTCAAGCCCTTCGCGGCCCACTGGTTTGCGTCCAATCACTTGCCGCGATCACGCGACACTTCGATCGGGTTTATCCGGCGCTGGCTCATTCTCGATTACAATCGCGTGGTTCCTCCCGAGGAGCGTCAGATCAATTTTCATCGGGTCCTGATCGACGAAGAACGCGAGGCAATAGCGGCATGGGCTGTCGAAGGGTTCAAGCGCTTGCGCGAGCAGAAGGATTATACTCTACCCGCGTCGCACAAGCTTCGATCCAACCAGATCCGTCGATCGAACAACTCTGTGGCCGCATTTCTGCAGACTTCCGAGCGAGTTCGCCCCGCCGAGGGCGGTCAAGCGGACGCGCGTGAGGTATTCGACCAGTATCTGTTCTATCAGAAGGACGTTTCACGCGGTAATGGCGTATCGTATGAGAGGTTTCTGCAGATGATGCCCGATCTCGATTATCCTGTGGAAGAATACATGGACGAAATTGGTGTCAACAGGTCCAAAATAATGGGCCTACATCTAAGATTAGCCCCCTTAAATAAGTAGATTTAGGCCCGTTTACGGGCCTTTTTCTTGTGTGAATTAGCCAAAAATCGAAATTTTCCCCGGAGTTTGGGGGCATGATCGCCCATAAAAGGGCAAAAAACCGTGTAAAAACAACGTGCTACCCTTCCAACGTCAGACAGTGACCCCTCCTACCAGTGGTGTAGACCAGTGTTGTGGAGGGAAGCAGAGCACGAGTGCCGCTTCTCCCGCGCTTACCGCAGCTGACACCTCCCCTTCGGGGGAGGGAACCTTGTGCCCCAGCAATGGAGCCAGGGAGCGGGAACCCGCGTCTATCGGGCCATAGACAACAGATTGGGACTAGTCCCAAAGTTTGAGGAACATAAGACATGACATTCGATAAAGAAACATATGCGGGAAAGGTCAGCAAATTCATTGCTGATTGCCGCTCTTTGGTTCGTTCGGGCGAAGGCTTCAGCCGTGACACTCTCGCCGCTCTCCTGAACAATGACATGACCATTGGTACGGTTGACGCCATGCTGGTGGCCAAATTCAAACCGCGCCTTCCAAGCGGCAAGGTCGGCACGTCCCGCTCAAGCCTTCGCAATGCCGACGGCGGTGAAGCTGCAAAGAAAGCGGTTGATCGTATCGAAAAGGCATTCGATGCGTGCAACAGCGATGTTGAGGCGATCGCCACTGCATTCCGTCCATTGGCTGTTGCCTTTGCTACCAATGCCGAGGGTTCGGTTAAGAGCATGTCCGCCTTGCTGGCACAGCTGAAAACAATCGAAACCAACCATGCGGAAAGCCTTGTTCCGGCTGAGGATACGGATGGGGAAGGCACTGAGGAACAGGATGCGCCTGTCATTGAACAGGAGGCACCTCTTGCCACCATGGCCAATAGACTGCGCTTGGCCATAAGCGAGGCCGATAGTGCCACCATAGCAGAGGCGCACGATGCGCTTGTCGCTCTGCAACAGGCACTCAGCGGCACCGTCGCCTATGTCGCGGCGGAACAGGAAGCAATCGCCGCCTGAACCCTGCCCCGGCGGATTGGGACCAGTCCCAATCCGCCGGTTCCTTTCCCTTACCGCCGCAAAGGTTCGTCGCCATGGCCCGTCGCAAGTCCCGCTCGATCCACGCCCGGATTGATACCAACGCAGCGCAGTTCGAGCGCGCAGGAAATCCTTGGATTTCGCCGCGTGATCAGCTCGAAATGCAATGCGAGCCCGCATCTCCCGCGCCCAAGCGCAAGCCAAAAATTGGGACTGGTCCCAAACCCGGAATTTACCGAGAGAGCGAGGCGGTCAAACTTCGCCGACAGCAGCTGCAGAATTTGCACGGTGTCCTGGCCCTCATGGGTGGCACGCGCACGGTGCAGGCCAAAGAGCCGGCCAGATATAAACCCATCCAGTTTGTCGAGGCTATGTCGCGCGAGGAAGCCGATCCGTGGAGTGATGAAAACATCAAATCCACCCGTGATCGCCTTGCGATGGACTTCGCCAAGGCCCGCGCTGAAGCGAATCACGTCCGAAAATAGCTGAATAATCACAATGACTTGGCCTCGCTGCGATCAGCAGCGGGGTCTCTAGTCATGCATGTGACCAGGTAACTTCTCGATCCTGAAAGGACAGCCCACCATGAATTGGTTAGAGCTCATGAATGCCGCCCAGGAAGATATTGCGGCAAAGTTTCCAGTAACGCGAAGATACTTCGCACAAGGTTTCAAGGTTTCGCCGCGTTTCCACGCCGACAACATTGTCGGGTTGGAGACACTTAACCAAATCATTCGCCTAGACTTGCTTACCGGCGATTTCGTTTGTCAATAGAAGGACTTTTGAAATGACTGAGTTCATTGGACATAACCAATTGCTTGCTGCGGCTGTGCATCAGGCCCACACTGCGCTTCGTTACGGTCGCAACCGTGACGAGCATGCCCAGGTCGCGGCCCAGAACCGCATGTGCGACACGATCGAGCGTGCGCAGTATCCGAACCTGCTCTTGCGCCACCTCGTGCAGCAGGTCGGCCGCGGCAAGGCGATGGTGCTCGGCGTCGAGCGGCCGATCATCAATCTGGCTCTGAGCGAGATCTCTCAGTCATGAGCCGCTACGAGCGCAGACGCAACGATGGTCCCATCCGCGGCATGGCCTTCGGCATTCCGTTTGGCATTGTCATCTGGTTAATCACCATCTGGATGGTGGCCCGGCCCTGATGTTGTACGATTGCGGCATCACGAGCCCTGAGCCGGATCAGGACCCGAAATTCCACCGGCTGCATAGGCTGCGGCCGGCGGAGATCGGATCCCAGCTCAAGCACGAGCTGTGCATCCTTGTTCAGACGCCCGGCATTCCGATTGAATGGTTGTATTTCGTGTTTGCGTGGTCCGACCGCACCCGGCGGTTTGTCCGCGACTGGTCGGACACCGCGGATCATTCGGCCGAGGCTAAAGCAAACGCCGCAAGTATTACGAATGATGATGCGTGGCGGATGATCAGGGTCATGCACAAGCCTGAAACCTTCGCCGGAGCCGTGCCATTTGCGGTTTCATTGGCCCTTCAGGCTGATCCGAGGATCGATCGGGAGCTGGCCGAGGACATCGGAATTCCGGTGCAAAAGGCCCTTGGATGGCGATTTCGCAAGGTTTTTCATCCACTTACGGGTGAGAGGCTGATGCCGAGGAAGGGCCAGGCTCGGCTGTTTTCGGGGTGAGTTCTTATATAGCCAATTTTTTCGAGTTACCTGGTCACTTGATATCAGTTTCATTTTGCCACTGGTGTATTTTGCCGAGAATTGGGAATTTCTCCCAACTATTAGTGGTTCAAAATAAGTAATATTCCTCTTTATAATTCATCCGTCTTTAGAAGAAGAAGAAGAAAAATTATATATAGGGGTAATTACACTGTTCATTACTAGAAGTTACCAAGTAACTTCATTTTCTGAAGCATGAAAGGAGTTGGCCCAAAATAGAGGGCTGACACCAAGTTACCTGGTAACTCCAAAAAATTCAGTAAGAAACAAATCGTCCCAAAATTAAGGACGATCCCGAGCCTACGAACCTGATTGGAAATTTACATGAGCAGCCTAATCCGCCGCATCACGATCCGCGCCATGGAGAAAGCCAGCGTCCCGAAAATCATCGTGGGCAAAGACTCCGAAGGAGATCCAATCTTTGCGTGGCCACTGACGCTCGCAAAGATCAATCAGCCCATCCGATCAAAGCGGAAACCCGTCAAGCGTGATCACCGTATCCTGGCCAACAGGATTAAGCCGCGCGTGGACGTGACCGCTTCGGTCAAACCGAAGCGTGATCCACGCCCAAAGCCTGTCGCAGGCCCGGTCGGAGACCCTCGCCCAAAATATCACGGCCAGTACGTCGGGATGACTGGCACCCATGTGTCTCACAATCACGCCCGTGAAATCCTTCGCAGAACCACCGCACCAGGATCCGAGGCACGTCGGGGAAATATTACCCCCTCAGCCCTCGCCTAAGCCCCGCTCAGCAGAAAAACGACCCCTGCCCGCTACCTACCTACCCGAGAGGCTTAAAAATGACAATTCACCTCGACCTCCGCACCGACCTCGCCAAGGTCCGCGCCAACATCAACCTCAAGGATATGGGCCGGTGCCTGTACGCCTCACCCTGCGCGATCGGTGCCATGATCGACCACCCTGCCGATCGTGAGCGTCTTGATCATGTTAAGGATCAACACGGCGCCGCTCAGGTCAACATTGTCACGCTGATCAGTCAGGGCGAAATCTCCGCCCCGACTGATCAGCACGCAGAGCTGAAGATGCTCCAAGAGTATTTCGACTCAAGCGGTGAAGCAGAAGAGTTTGAGCAATATCTCACCGAGCTCGAGCAGAAGTACGCGAAATGACGCTCGCCCACTTCTACCTCGTCGCCTCCACGATCCTGATCACATGGGTCTCGATGATCTGGTCCAGTAGGACCACGCTCAACACCGTGTGCAAGCTGATCACAGCCGGCATCGCCTTCTGCGGCGCCGTTCTCGTGGCCAAGGAGTTTTTCCTATGAACGTCTTCGACCAGGCCGGAGTCATCGCCAAACTCAGGGAACTAGCCGATGCCTATCAACAGTGAGCCCTTGGCATACCTGACCAAGTATTCTGGACGAATTGATCATCTTAGCTTTTTAAAACCAGTGCCCAGCGCGTCTGAGAGGGAAATCATCCCACTCTACGCCCGGGCCAACCCCCACTGCGGCTTCAGCTGCAACGGCGTGTACGTCGAAGGTGATAAATCCTCGATCGATACCGTGAAACGCTGGATGCACGACGCCACCGCCCGGCTTCCCTATTTCGAGAAGCTGCTGAACGACAAGCTGACCGATGACGAGATCCTGACCCGAGCGCGTGAGGCCGCAGCTTTGGTCTATCCAGCCGCAGCCCCAAGCATCCGCAACGGCGAGTGGGACACAGGCAACATGATGATTATCGCAATCAACGCCTTGACCCACATCAATCAGCCCCTGCCCGACCCCGACCTGATCGAGGCCCGTGCGCTGGTTGCCGGCCGATATCCGGAAGGATCCATCAGCGCTGGCAGGACTGTCCGTGGCGATGACGATGACAGCCAAGCCGTCCAGAACGCCTTGAAGGCTATCCGACGAGGCCGTGAATTGGAGCGATCCAAGTGAAAGTATTCGTCATCATGGGAAATGATTTCCCAGCAGCTGTAGTGGCCAACCAGGCCGCGGCCGATGCCCTGATCGCTAAACGCGAGAAAGAGGAACGCGAGGAACTGATCCGCCACCACGGCGAGAAACTGGGCAAGCTCTACGGACCGCGCATTCACTGGCGCTCGTACGAATTCGAGCTCCAGTCCGCCACTACCCCTGCCCCGACGGAATGGCGATGAAATACGTCCGCCTCGTCGCCACCGACGATCAATATGACACTGAGCTCGGCTTGGTCCTCAAGGGCACCCCAATCACCGACGATCTGATGGCCGATCGCAATGGTCAAATGATCGCCCACGACCTGGTCGAGCACCAGAACGGTCCCGCCAACATTGGCACCGTCTGGGACGAGATGCAGGCTCTGGGCGGGATCTGGCACACTCGAGGTCGACATGGTGACTTCACCTCCGGCTATTGGAGCCCTCACCAGACGATCGCGCACGACCTGGCCCGCATGTACGAGGAAGATGATTGCATGGATGTGCCTGCGCTTCATACGTGCCCGCACGAATGCGATGAGGATTTTGAGCACATCATCTCCCTCGCCCGACCCATAATAATGCGCGAAGCTTATGACGAGGAAGACGCCGATCCTGATCGGATTGACGCATTCTTACAACCTGTAATTGGCCACATGAGAACAGGCTACCGCAAGGCCACCAAACGCTTCGGCCACGATTACGAGTCAAACAACCTCTACCACGCCATCAAGCGTGCGTGGACCACCCCAGAATATGCCGGTCAGGAATTTATCCTCGCTTACGGCAATGGACAGGCCAACATCTATGCCAATTGAACTCGACCTCACCCGCGACCTTGCCAAGGTCCGCGGCAACACCGGACCTCTCGGCCGATGCCGATACACCGCCCCGTGCGCGATCGGCGCGATGATGAGCGCTGACGATCGTGATGATATCTTGCGACAAGGAACGCTTGTCGATGCCACGAGAATCCGATCCCTGCTGAGCGCAGGCAAGGTCGTCGCCCCAGCCGAGCAACATGCCGATCTCATCGCCCTGCAATTCGCCTTCTATAAGGCCGACTTCTTCCCTGAAGATTTCGAACGAACGCTCACCGAGCTCGAGGCAAAGTACAATGTCGTTCACGCAGCGTGAATTCGATCGGTTCGTAACCGAAGCAAGATCCTCGATTGAACGAGCAAGAGCCGCGGCAGCCACCTTCTGGTGGAACCGCGGTAAAACGAACGGATACCAGTGCGGGAAACGTGACGCTGAGGTGATCCTCGCCGGCCAAGCCGACACCTCATCCGACGTACAATCTGCTCTCATTGCTCTGGAGAAATTCAGTGTTTGACCCCCACTTCAACGCCGACCTGCGCCACACGGAGAACATCCTCCGCCGCCAGGGCCGGCATAGTCTCGCCAACGCTGCACATCGCCTCCGCGGCGAAACCCTGGACACGCGCAGTCCGCTCGATGACATCATCGCCAATATTCAGGCCGATCAGCTGCGCATGATGGCATTCACGCGATGACCGTCCGAGCCAACCATTGGTCCCGTGTGTACGCCGTAGCAGTGGCCACCTTTAAATCTGCCACCGCGGCCAAAATTGCGGATGATGCCCTCGTCGAATTTGACAAGCGCTTCTTTCCATCTGGAGAGCCGAGATGAAAATCCATCATGTCGTCCACCATGAACACCTCGCCTACGTCCTGCGCACCCGCAAGGTCCTGGGCATCGATGACTCATCCTTCCGCGTCGAAAGGAAGCCAAAGTGAGTAAGCTGGTCGAAACTGTAGCGCGGGCGATTGATCCCGATGCGTGGGCAAGGCGTGATGCCGATGCCGCCAGACGCGAGGAATGCTACCGCAACCTCAGCCATGGCTGGGAAGGCACAACCCTCGAAGAATGGGTCGAGCGATCGGTTCAGCCGTCGCTGGCAACCGCCCGAGCAGCCCTCACCGCCATCCAATCGGAGGGGAGTGGGGTAGTGGAACCCATCCCGATGATCCTGTTCTGCCCGGTATGCCGTTTGCAGCATATCGACAAAGCCGACGAGCCCCCGCGCCTCGCCAATGGGGATGTCGCTCACGGATGTGAACTGTGTGACGGTGACGATGAGTGCACCTGCCCCGGTTGGAAGCCCCGCTGGTGGATAAACCCGCCGCATCGCTCGCATCTCTGTCATGGCTGTGGGTGCATCTGGCGTCCTGCTGACGTGCCGACCAACGGCGTTGCGAGCATTGAGACGGCAGGGAAGGCTGACACGTTCGACCTTTCTGCCAAGCCCATCCCATCCCAGCTTTGCGAGCGGTTGCGTGGGTTGCTGGAGAAGGCGAACCTAGATCATCCTCACCTTCATCCGAAGAACCCCGAGAACGACATCAACGACGTCATTGTTCGTGATGGCCGGTGGGTAGCCAACTTCAGCACCAATGAAGCGGCGGAACTGTTCGTCGAAGCGATTGCCGTCCTACCCACCCTTCTCGATGCACCTTCGCCGCAGAGGGGAACATCAGAATGAAAGACGAAATCAAGTTCGATGAAGATGACGGTCGCCCTGTTCGCCGTATAACGATTCAACTTTCTGGCCGCAGCGATGAAGAAATCGCTGATGACATGGAAAAACTGTTTTCGGCGATGGAAGAGGACGGCGTAGAGTTCGTCCCCACTCCCAATGAGTGAGTTGCTGCCCTGTCCCCATTGCGGCGGAAAGTGGGCTCTAGGCCAAGAGCCACATGACAACGCCTCGGTGGCGAGCATGTGGTATCTCTATCACAAAAATCCTCGCTGTCGGATGGACCACCCGACTTATCATTTTGCATCCAGAGATGAGCTAATCGCCGCCTGGAATACCCGCACCCAATCCCCCGAAGCGATACGGGCTGCGGCTTTGGAAGAAGCTGTTGCGAAGCGGATGCGCGATGAGGACGGCAGTTCGTATACGTCCGGGTTCAACAATGGCTTGCAGGCCGCGCTTGTCGCAATCCGCGCACTTATCCAGCCATCGTCGGAAAGGATTGGGGAGTGAGCGAGGAGTTTGTTCGCGCCGGACAGGCTCGCGTCTGTCACGTCCAGCACCGCTGCGATGCTGGTGTCGGCACAGTCTATTACGTCGTTCTGGCGGACGGGTATCTGCTCGATTGCGGGCACGAACCGATCGCGAAGGCCCGCGCTGAAACCCTCGTGGAGTTCATCAACTCGCGAGGGGCAGAAGCCTTCAATTCGCAAGCACTAATTCACCGTCCACAAAGGCCCCAGCCATGACCGATCATCAGGCACGTGAACTGCGAATCTGGCGAGTATCATAAATGTACCAAGTCCTAATCCAGGGCCAACCTGTCTACCGTACCTCCGAATGGGTCGAAGCCGCCGACTACTGCCTCGCCCATAACCTGGCCATCTGGCTGCATAAGACGATTTTCGTCATCCTGCCGTTTGCAAAGATAAAATCAGTTTGATGGAAGCTGGTTCGGAACTCCGGACCTGATCAAAATGCGCGCAGAGTGTCGTCCAAAGGGAATGCGGGCGGCTCTTATCATCCGATTGTTCTCACTAACTTGGAACTTCCCGGATCCCACCGCGCCAGCTTCCATCATGTGACTGAGTAACTCGCCTCGCTGAGGCTTCCATCAAATCGATCAAAATGAAAGGTTCACATCATGAACCGAACCAATCTCCTGCGCCTCGCGCAATACCTCGACACGTTGCCGACCGACTACAGTCATTTTGACATGAAGTTTTATGTTCAGAATGGCGGCATTCAAGGCGGCTTCGATCCGATAAACATCAGTCATCTCAGTGACTGCGGCACGGTTGCGTGCGCTGTTGGCCACGCCCCTTCAATTCCCGGGCTTGAAGCCGCCCCTCGGGAGAGGTGGGACGGGTACGTCTCGCGAGTATTCGGCATCCGTACCGAAGAGTATGATGAAGAATTCCTCTTTATGTTCGGTAGTGGCTGGGCTGACGTGGACAACACACCGGCCGGCGCTGCCAAGCGCATTCGTTATTTCCTAAATCACGGTGTTCCAGACGATTTCGACTGTGATGATTCCGATCTCACACCTTTCGTGGAGCTTTACGCAAATGCATAAAGAAAACCTACTCAAACTCGCCGAGTATCTCGACAAGATACCGACCGACTACAAGCACTTCGGCATGGAATGTTTCATGGTGAACGACGAAGGTTGCAGCATCGAAGTCGATGAGGTGACCAAAGCGTCATATCAGCATTGTGGCACCGCCGCTTGTGCTGTCGGACATGCCCCGCTTGTTAAGGGATTGGAAATTCGCCCGACGGACTGCGATTGGAATGACTATTGCGAGCGTATTTTCGCCATCGATCCATTTAGCTCGAAATTCGAATGGATGTTCGGCGGCTCTTGGCATCATTCTGATGACACACCCGCCGGCGCCGCCAAGCGCATTCGTCACTTGATCGCCAAAGGCGTTCCCGCTGGTTTTACCCGCCCTGATCCTTGCTGGATCGAGGTGTACGCCAATGCTTGATATTGCCAGCGCACTGCGCGCCAAGCAGGTCCTGTCGTTCGAATACGATGGGAAACAAAGAATTGTTGAGCCCCACGCCTACGGCCGGAACTCGAAGGGTGACTACATCCTCCGTGGTTACCAGGTCGACGGTGAGAGCAGTACGAGCGCGCGTGCTTGGAAGCTGTTCAGCGTCGCCAAGATCGAGGACCTCGAGATCGCCAACGATCTGGAGTCCGAAGCCCCGCGCGAAGGCTACAAAATGGGTGACCGGCAGATGGCTGAGATCCTGGCTGAGCTGGAGGAGGCTGCGTGACTGAAAAGGAACATATGGATGATCTTCGTGCTGCTCGTGGTCTGCCTCCGCAGACGCGGGAGAATTTGATGGAAAGCGTGGCAGCTGCACGTTGCTACATTGATCGTGCATCAGGCACGACAAATGTCAGCTCTCAAAAAGAGCTCGAGCTTCGGGCCTTCATGTCGATCTTCCATCCAGATCATGAGCTCACAAACGCTGCACCTTGCGAATTCAGGAACCGGTTCGGTTGTGACCAAGACTGAAGCCCTCGCCGCAGCCTTAGCCGCCGGCGCTGACCTGAAGGACATCCAACAGGAAAGTCGCCTCTGCAAGCGCATGTCAAAAGTCGTTTTGAAGAACATGATCAAGGCCCTCCAGCTCCACCCTTGGAACAACACCAAGGCCGATTGGACGCGCCTTGCGGGAGCTATGCATGCCTAGGTATCACATAGACGTTTGGCAGGACGAGAGCATCTGGTCCTGGGCGGGCCTCGCCAACAGCGAGGAAGAAGCTGAGGAGTTCGCTCGCCGCCAACTCAACGAAGACTGGGAGCAGGAGTACGAGACGTGGGACGATCTCGCCTCCGACATGAACGGTACAGCCCTGCTCTACGCAGACAAGCCGGGCATCGAAGCGCTGATTGCTGAGGTCAAAAATCTCCTTACTCACAGCCACCGCCCGGCGCTCGAGAAAGCTCTTCAGGCCGCTGAGTCTGAACTCAATAAACTCTGATGAAACCGCGCAACCCCTTCGCCACCCGCTCCCACCCGACGCGCGTGATCCCCAACAAGAAGCGTGATGTCCTGCCTGATGTTGGGATCACGCGCCGTCTAAAAGGTGTGCAAATGACACTTAGCCCTTGGCAACAAGCCGTCGCCAAAACCTACGGCAACGGAGACTTTGCCCATATCACCAGCGTCGATGAAGCGCGTGAGGTGGGCGATACCCTATTCCTCTTCCTGATGATTGAACTCGACGAGAAGGAAGGCTGCGACAGTGCGCCCGAGGCTGGGATTCGACTGAACAATGCTCTTGGAGACGTCGAACTCGCGCTCCGGGCGGTGGAGGGTTTGCTATGATCGAAATCCAACACATGCTCGTGCTGTCCACGGCACACCTCACCGACAATACATGCAATACATTTCTGCCGAGTTACGAGGGTCCGGTCTGGCAGAAGAGTGAGTACGGTTATTTCGTCTACGTCCAGGATGATGATCTTTACGGTGATCTTCCCCAGGATCTGATCGACTGTTTTGAATTTGCCCGACAGTACCAGTGCGGCTGGATCATGTTCGACCGCGACGGTCCGACTGTTTCGACTTTGTCGGAGTATGAGTGGTGATCTTCTACGACGCCGCCGGCACTCTTGTCGCCACCCAGGCCGAGGCCAAGAACCTCGATAAGAATTTCACGAAAATCGACATCCCGACCGACAAGGAAGGGCTCCTGACATGGATCAACCATGAACGATGGAGGCTCACGCCTTACGGTCAGCCGAATGAACTAGAACCTTATGGGGAGGCTGGTCGGGACCAGTTGGCTGTGGAGGGTTCGAGTCCCTCCCCTCCCCAACCATTCCTCGGCCAGACCATGGTCGATGAAGGTGGTGCCGCAGAAATGGCGCAGGCCCTGAGCGAGACTTCGATCGAGGACCAAATCCTCACCCTCGACGGAGCCGAGTTCGGCCGCGTGCTCACGGCCACGCTGGATCGCCTGGGCGAGCTCAAGACCGAGGGCTGGGACATGGTCCGAGCCTTCGCCAAGATGCACAAATCTCGAGGCAACCTCGAGCGTGCGATTGGATATTTATTTTTGGAGGCCAAGCCTCATGAGGAATGACGCCCCACTCCGCGTCCTGGTCGCGTGTGAATTCTCCGGCAGCGTGCGGAACGCCTTCGCCCGTGCCGGGCACGATGCTTGGTCCTGTGATCTGATCCCATCCGAGGACGATAGCCCGCAGCACATCGTCGGCGACGTCCGTGACGTGCTCAAGGGCAATTGGGACATGCTGATCGTTGCCCACCCTCCCTGCACCCGCCTCTGCAACAGCGGTGTACGTTGGCTGGATGAGCCGCCGACCAAGCTCAATCCCGAGCATCACACTCCGTACGAATGTGCAGTCTACCTAGACATGAGCCGGGACGAACGCCTCGCCTTCATGTGGCGCAAGCTCGATGAGGGTGCCGCGCTGTTTAGCGACCTGTGGAACGTGTCTCACATCCCGTACGTCGCGATCGAGAACCCGGTGATGCACAAGCATGCCAAGGGCAAGATCCGCGGCTACCAGGAATTCACCCAGAGCGTGCAACCGTGGCAGTTCGGCGACTGGGAAACCAAGCGCACCTGCCTCTGGCTCAAACGCCTTCAACCACTGAAACCGGCCTATGAAACGATCGAGCATGCTCGCATCGGTCTAGGCCTGCCAGAGGGCGCCAAGCCCTCCAATCGTGTTCACTCCGCCTCACCCGGCCCCAACCGCGGCAAGGAGCGCTCGCGCTTCTTCGACGGCATCGCTGACGCGATGGCTGTGCAGTGGGGCAGCGCAATCAAGGAAGCAATTTATGGGTAAGCTCATCGCACCCAACGGCGCCGAGATCATTGGCACGCTCGAGCGCCTGGTTGGTCGCGCCGATCTCGACGGGGCCCTTCGACTGCCTGACGGAACGTTTGAAATCGCCTACGCTGGTCACACCAAAGTCTTCTGGGACGATCAGGTCACGGTCACCCGCGAAGGCCAGCGCGTCTTCCTCGACGAGGACGGCAACGAGTATCTCGAGCGTGAACTCACCTTGGTTGACGACATTCCCGACGACGATGATGAGGCCGAGGCGTAACCATGCATGTTGCCATGGCTCAGAGCCCTAAATTTCGATCGGTCAGAAGCCGCTATCTTTTTGCGATGCAGCATTATGGATATCTCGGGTGCATTCTCGACCCGGATTTCGACAACGACAATGAAGAGCCGATCACGGCCGAGCCGCTCGATTGGTGCCAGTCTCATACTGAGCCTGCCCCGCATACTGACTGAGTAACTCGGGCCAACGCCCAAGCAACTTCCCCTAAACTGATTTAGGTCAATCACATGCAACTCGCGCAAGAAACGCGGGCAGTAGCCCGTGCTGGCGTCCTCGAGACTGCCAGAGCCACCATCAAAGCCACGCCGAAGATATTCAACTTCTTCGCTGACTCCACTTACGCCAACAAGCCCGTCGCGATCTGCCGCGAGCTCGTTGCCAACGCCCAGGACGGGCACACCGCCGCTGGCAAGAGCCACATTCCTGTCGAGGTCTGGCTTCCGACCGTGCTGGATCCAACTTTCCGGGTCCGTGATCAGGGCATCGGCATGAGCCACGAGTTCATGATGACCCGGTTCATGGCTTATACCGACGGCTCGACCAAGGACAGCGACAATAGCCAGATTGGTGGCTTCGGTATCGGCTCAAAGAGCCCGTTCGCCTACGTCGATCAGTTCACGATCGTCTCCACGCATGATGGAGTGCGCTCGGTCTACTCGGTGTTCAAGGATGAAGACGGCATCCCTTCGATCGCTCTGCTCGATCAGGCCAGCACCGATCTTCATAACGGTGTCGAGGTCAGTTTTCCGGTCCAGGAGGACGACTTCCTGACGTTCGAGAACGCAGCCTTCGAAAGCCTCAAATATTTCGACCCACTGCCGATTATTAAAAATTCGATCGCGGGAGCATTCAAGCTTCCCGATTATGTGAGCCGCGGCAAAGGCTGGGCGATGCGCCTGCAGTCTGGTCCACTGGCAGTGATCATGGGCGGCATTCGTTATCCCGTTGCCACCGCCAACCTCACGCACAAGTTCGACTATGATAGCCCGGCGCGCAAGCTCCTGGAATATGGTCTCGATCTGATCCTTCCGATCGGGACCTGCTCAGTCGCGTTGAGCCGTGAAGCTCTGTCTTATGACGACAAGACAATCGTCGCGCTGAAGGATGCGTGCGACCTCGTGATCGAGGAAGTGGCGGCATCGTTCAGCACGATGTTCGATCACTTCGACACGCTCTGGGAAGCGCGCAGTGCGCTCTCAGCCGAGACAGCTGACCAATATTCAGCGCGTGGAAAGTTCCTGCTCGAGCATGCTCAGTATCGGGGCCAGCCGTTTGACGTAAAGGTCATGCCAGCGCATTTGGGCACAACCCAAGGGTGGGACGGGAAACCCGTCAAGATCTTCGGCTTCCAGACCTGGACCATTGACAGCCTGGCGCAGCGTCTCGGTCGGCGCAGCAGCAATCGCCCGCCCTGCCCTGCTGCAAAATGGGATGACGTGGCAGCGACGCGAGGATTTGATCCCTCGAACGTTGAAGCCCTCATCATTGACGATCTGCCGCAAGAGGCCAAGTATCGCTCCATCCGTCGGATCAAGGATTTTGTTGACGAATCAGACAACGGAAAGAGCATCATCGTTGTTCGACCGAACGAGGCCCGGAACCTAACCGTCGAGCAGATCGTCACCGCATTCGAGAACCCGCCGGCGGACATTGTGGTCCTGACCTCGACGCTTCCGGAGCCGGAGAAAGCTGTTCGAACACCAACGAACAAGCTTCGGCCTCGAGTTCGGATGTTCACCTACGAAGGGCGATCGAACGGCCAGTATAATAGTTATACCGAAGTCGGCAATATCACTCCCGGCAAATACGGCCGGCGTGGGGTAGACGAGATTCCGTACATCAACCAACCGCTCGAAGGTATCTTCGTTGCGATGGAGAAGTTTGATCTCCCGTATGGCCTATATGATAAGATGCGGGTTGGCCTCGTGGCATGGAGCGAGCTCTATTTCGTCAACCGCAACGATGCCAAAAAACTGGATAAATCCAGGTGGCGTAACTTCTTCGACGTGTTCGAAGACCGCCGTAAAGCAGCTGTCGCAGAATATCCTGAGTTGCCGCAGCGTCTGGCTGTTTCTAACAGCTCTCAGTTCCAGGATCTGTTTAATTATTTTCGGAGCCATGCTCATCAATTGAGCCTGACACCGGCACAGCAGAAGTCCCCGTTTGGCCGCATCCTCAACCTTTACCTCACCTATGTCGAACCACTCACTCATGAACAGCTCAAGCTGGCCAAATTTGTCGAGGCCAAATTGCCGGGCCGTGTGAAGCCCGATGAGCTCTTGAATGCTTTCAAAACCAAGCAGTGGAAGGCCGCGCGCCTTCTCGAACTCACCACCAATGGATCAGATATTCCACTGATCCTGGAGAATCTGTCATGATTGCACACATACTCACGGACACCAGCCTCACCATCATCGGTGCGGACAGCATCCCCAAGAACATTCCCAGCTCCCATCCAAACTGGGATAAAATTCTCACCGCGTTGAATGACAACGAGGGCTACGACGTTCTCACGCCGCTGTTCGACCTGCCGGGCGCCGTCATCGCCTACATGGGAAGCGCAGTCAGTGTCGTTGATGACGTGCTGTTTTTCAAGGATCGGCCGCTCGACAATCTGCTGAGCCGGCGCATCCTGCAGTTCATGAACGCCGGCCAGGATGGTCTCGTTCAACCGCTGATTGAGTTCCTCACCAAGGTCATGGAGAACCCCAGCTATCGCGCTGTCCAGGGCCTGTTCGAATGGGTCGAGAAGTCGGGCCTGCCAATCGCACCGGATGGCGACATCATGGCGTATAAGATCGTCAACGCCAACTTCCACGACTACCACACCGGAACTTTCGATCACACGCCGGGCATGATCGTCGAGGAAGATCGCAACCAATGTGATGAGGACCCAGACCGGACCTGCAGCAAAGGCCTCCACTTTTGCTCGGCTGCATACCTGCCGCATTACTATAACAATGCCGATCGTCGTGTCGTCGCCGTGAAGATTTCGCCTGCGGACGTCGTCGCCTTCCCGCGCGATTACGATACGGCCAAAGGTCGGACCTGCCGGCTCGAGGTTGTCGCCGAGATCGACCGCGAGAAGACCGCGGAGTTCTTTGGTGATGGGTTGGTCTACACGCCAGTCGTTGAAGAAAATGAGTCCGAAGGTCTCGGCGAGATCAAGGTCGGGGATCGGTTTCGAACCCGCGAGGGTCACATTGTCGAGGTTAATGAAATCGACCATGATGATGTGCCGTATCCGGTTTATACCGACTGCGGGGCCTATACGACACACGGCCGATTTTACACCGGTCATGAAGACGGTCGCGACCTAGTCGAACGTATCGACAGCCCCACCTTTACCGTCGGCCAGGTCTTCAAGACCCGCGGTGGCAACGAAGTAACCGTAGAAGCGGTCTTCCCCGAGGACAGTGACGGTTACGTTGTCCGGATGACGGACGACACCCGTCGTACCGCCAAAGGGGGATTCTTTCCCGGTGGTCCGGAAGATGGCGACGATCTGATCCTGTGAAGCAAATTCTCCATGTGGCTCAGTGTGCCATCGCTTCCAATAGGAAGCACGGCACCAACGAGCCACCGATCATCGTGCGAGACTATCGTGGGTCCGAAAGGGCCCATGAGGTCGAGCTCGTCGTGCGTGGGGAGGTAGTCGGCAAGTTCGTCTACCGTCCCGACGACCCCTTGCCCTGCGGTGCTCGACTTTGGCTTGAGAGCCAATCCGACACGCTTGAAATGCGGGCTGTGAATTAGCCAAATCCCAGAAATTTTTCCCGGAAATTTAGAATGAAACATCGCGAAATTTATAAGCGTGACAGCAAGGGCAGGACCCGCGTGTGGTCCGTTGACCAGGACGGTGACGCTTACCGGACCCGTGCTGGCATCCTTGGCGGCAACTTGGTCATAAGCGGGTGGACAACCTGCATTGGCAAGCAAGGCCGCACTGACGAGGAACAGGCCACGTTCGAAGTCGAGGCCGCTTACAAGCACAAGCTCACTCGTGAATATCATGAGGGTTTGGAAGATATCCAATCCGGCGCCCACTTCTTCAAGCCGATGCTGGCCCAGAAGTTCGAGGGCTTCCCGGGGCGATGCTACGCACAGCCGAAGCTCGATGGCATCAGGTGCATCGCCACCGCGGCGGGCCTGTTCTCCCGCGAGGGCAAGCCGATCACCGCGGTGCCGCATATTCACGCGGCGCTCGACCCGATCTTCACGGAGCATCCAGGGATCGTGCTCGACGGCGAGCTATACAATCACGAGTTCCGTGAGGACTTTGGTGAGATCAGTTCGATTGTGCGGAAGAAGGATCCTACCATCGAGCAGCTCGAGCGCGCTGAGGCCGTGATGCAGTACCATGTCTATGATCTTCCCTCGATAGGCGACAACCCATTCTGTACTCGCACGGAAGAACTATCGCGACTGCTTGCCGAGCTCGACTGCGCCTGGATCATCCCGGTGCAGACGGTTCATGTTGGCAGCGCCGAGCTGCTCGATGAACTCTACGGCCAGTGGATCGAGGCCGGCTGGGAAGGACAGATGGTTCGCCTCGACGCACCCTACGAGCAGAAGCGCAGCAAGACCTTGCTGAAGCGAAAGGAATTCTTAGATGCAGAGTTCGAATGTGTCGCGATCGAAGAGGGCAACGGCAATTGGGCGGGCGTCGCGAAGCGCGTCAGCTGCCGTCTTCCTGATGGTCGCATTTTCGGAGCAGGGATCAAAGGCGATCGCCGCCGCGCCGCGGAGCTCCTGAACGAGAAGCACAACGTCGTCACCGTGAAGTATTTTCAGCTTTCACCTGACGGTGTGCCCCGGTTCCCGGTGGTGACTAAGTTTCACGGTGCGGAGCGGACGCTGTGATTATCTGGTGCCTCTTCAGCATCGCCAACGACTATGACCAGCCGCGTAATAATCTCGTGACGTGGTGGCAGAAGAAGCCCTCGCTCGAGGCGTTGGCGAAGACCCTCTGCCATAAGCTTGGCACTGATGACGCGACCACCGTTGCGGTTGTCCATGTTTGGTCTGGCAAGGAAGCCCGCATCGGGGACACCGATTACCGCCTCGAAGATGTGGCGGAATGTCGGAACCTCGATGAAGAAAGAACTCCGTGATCAACTTCTCCATGCTGCGGGCGGCGCAACGCCAGTTGGTTTGGCATTCATCTTCGGTCCGGTCACATTCATCCAGGCAGTCATCATCTCACTGGCCCCGGGCATTGCTCGGGAGGTGACCGAGTGGATGCTCGCTCCTCCAGGTCACGGTCACCCGTGGAGCCGTGGTAGTCTGATCGACTACACCGGCTGGGTCGGCGGCGGCGTTGCCATGTTCACCGCTGTGGTGGCGGTGTCTGCGCTGGTCCTTCATTTCTCTTGAGATCATTACAACAGGATGTTCGACAAAACCCCAGCGCCAGCCGCATTCGCCCCCTCCGAGTATAAAATCGCGGAGGCCCATAAGGATGATGACGGCAACGTCACGCATATCGTCCTTCAACTCGACGATGGTCGAATGGTCGGCGCCGCCGTAGCCAAAGACCTTCAGATCAAGGCGAAGGACATTCTCAAATCGTCCGTCGCCGTGGTGAAGGACGATGGCGAAAAGGATGGCGTGCCAGTCAACCCGATCGTGACCAGCGTCCTGTGATAAAAATCTTTCTGGCCCTCTCGCTGCTCGCCACTCCGGCAGCAGCGGAGGCGCCAGCCTTTAATGCCAGCGACGCCATCTCAGTTTGCCGCAACATGCTCGCTGGAAATAACGATGCACTAGCACTCGTCGATCCTGTGAACCTTCCTGTCATCGGTAACGTCTGCACCGGCTATTTCGCCGGCATCCAGGATTACATCGCGCTCCGCGAATACGCCGAGCAGAAGCGAAACTCCATCTAGGAATTCCCTAATGTCTGTACTGACACAGCTCCGCGCTCGCGCGGGGATCCGATCCCTATTGTCTGACGTAAATTCCAACCCGAAGGTCGCGAAGAACGACAAGCTTGGCGTTTCGACCGCGGTAATGCATCTGGCACCAGGCAACATGTCTGGCCATGAGGTTTGCCCGAAGCGCAGTGCCGGTTGCAGCGCGGCGTGCCTGCACTTTGCTGGCTCCCCGCTGTATCAAAGTGGGAAAACAACAGCGCGAATCGCACGCACTCAACTATTGTTCCGTGACCGGAACCTATTCATGAATATCCTGGTGCTTGAAATCGCAGCCCATCGGAGAGCTGCCGAGCGTAAGGGGATGGATGCGGCTGTGCGTCTGAACGGTACCAGTGACATCGTCTGGGAGCGCAAGAAATTTATTTTGTATCCTGAAGTCGCTGATTTCCTTGGGAAAACCATCGATAGGAATGCCCAAACGATAAATAGGGTATTTCCTAGCGTGCAGTTTTATGACTATACCAAGATCCCCAATCGGAGTCCCGGAGATAATTATGACTTAACGTTCTCACTGTCGGAACAAAACATGAACGACACCATGTCCGAGTTCCGAAGTGGACGCAACATTGCTGCCGTCTTTTTCAACCAGGTTCCAGCCACGTTTCTGGGCCTGACGGTTATCGATGGCGATGAGCATGACTACCGACCCGCGGACCCCCGCGGTGTTGTGGTCGGGCTCAAAGCGAAAGGTGTGCCGGCGAAGAATGATCGGAGTGGTTTCGTTACGTCCAGTGTCGAGCTGGCAGTCGCTGCATGAAGGATCATCTTCGTGCCAGCCTTGATGTCTGGCCGAAGATTGTGCGGGTGGTTGGTACGCCTGATGCGATCGGACTTGCCCTGCTCGAGGCCTATCTCGGTGATGATCCCTGGATGACAGTGGTCGAGGTGTCCGCGCGAACGACTGTTGGTCAGGACACTGTGCGGCGGAGATTACAGGACTTGGTGACGATCAGTCGTGTTCGAACTCGCGCAGAAGGGAGGCTGAAATTTTATTGTCTCGAAGATCGAATTGCTCAGAGACTTGTTGATATTTTACAAGAGCTTGGCAGCAAATTGCAAAATGCAATTTAACATAGGTTGCGTTTTAGGACGGGGCCCGTAGACGGTTAACGGGGGTGCCTAGGGCGTTGATAAATCATCCATTTTGGATGAAATTCGATACCGACAAGTGACTTAGTAACTTGTCGGTATCAGGCAGATTGCGGCGAAACCCTGGGTTAAGAGGGATGGAAGAAACCGCGTCATATCATTAGGGTGCGTCACGTTTGAGAGGCGCAACATGATGAAGGACGAAATGATAATAACACTTTTGGATCATCTGCTTCGGTCATGGCTGCAGCAGTTTACGACCCAAGAAATTGGGTCTGACGTTGACAAAATACGGCTCCTGAATGCCGTTCGTCGAGAGGTAGATGTGGAACCTACCCCTCTTGTCCGCCAAGTTTATGAAGAGGTATTTTTAAGGGATGTGTGGACTGGAACCGACCCCCAGGGGAGATCAACGGGCGAAGCTACTCACTGAGCGGGACAACCGCTTGGCCGAGTTCATGAGACAGCAGCGACCTATCGCTGCTATAGCAGAGCTAGAAGGGTTGGAGGCGGACTACTGTCGTAAGCGGTGCCGGGTCGTGGCGGCAGAGCGTGGCATCGTCTACAAACCACCACGTCCAAGACCGGAAGACAAGGCCGAGAATATGTATGGCCTTTCTGACGAGAGTAAAGCGTTCCGGGTGGGGCTCGGAGAAATCCTCTACAAGCATAGGGAAAGCGGTCAGCATCAGCTGGATGTAGCTCGGGACATAGGGCTCATCCAGGCTGCGCAGGTGCGTGCCACTCAACGACCTTTCAACCACAACTGGACGATCAGCCAGATCGAGCGGCTCGCCGTCGCGGTTGGTCGCCCATTCAAGGAGGTGCTGCTCGAATGTGCGAGCAAGTAAAACAATATTTCGAGCTGGTAAGCCGGTTCCGGCAGCACGACGGTGGCTTGGTCCATACGAAGGTGCTCGAGGAGCTCGGTCAACTCTACTGTCGGACGAGTTCGCCTCGCCTTCGCATCGCGATCGACAACTTCCTTGGGTCGCAACTGGACCGCGGCATGAAGGTGCCGTCATAACCACCCCAACCCACTAGGTAACATGCCTCGGAGGCTTGGACGCGCCGACTCCGAGGCGCTTACTGAAGAAGGTTCCCGCTCACGGAGAACCTTCCATGCACGTAGTCCAGCCCGCGCTTTCGGTCGCGGCAGAAAGCCCCTTCCGCTCGCAGTTCAGCGAGAATATTTTCAACTATAAATACAAGCACGAGCGCTGTGAGACGTGGGACCAGATGGCCGACACGCTGGTCGTCGATGTCTGCACCCAGTTCATGAACCTGGGCGATATGACGCAACTGGCTCAGTACATTGCCGACATGAAGTTCATCCCCGGCGGGCGCTATCTCTATTATGCTGGTCGGAAAAAGCGCTTCTACAACAACTGTTATCTCCTGCGCTCGGAGGAGGACACGCGACAGGATTGGGCGAACCTTTCATGGAAGTCGGAGTCCGCACTGATGACCGGCGGCGGGATCGGCAACGACTATTCTGTTTACCGCGGCGAAGGCTCGCCGCTCGGATCCACCGGCGGTGTCGCCTCTGGCCCTATTTCGAAGATGGAAATGATCAACGAGATCGGCCGGCGCGTGATGCAGGGTGGCTCGAGGCGCAGCGCAATTTACGCCTCCCTCTCCGCCGAGCATCCCGATGCTGAGAAGCTGCTCTTTACCAAGGATTGGGAACGTTATCCGGTACCGGGCACCGATCTCACGCTTGCCGATCTGAAGCGCAAGGACTTCAACTGGCCCGCGCCGCTCGACATGACCAACATCAGTCTCAACTATGGCGACATCTGGCTCTCTCACTACCAGTCGACTGGCGATGTCGGTCACGTCTTCCGCACCAACGTGCGTCAAGCATTGAAGTCGGCCGAGCCCGGCTTCTCCTTCAACTTCGGCAAGCATGCCAACGAGACGCTGCGCAACGCCTGCACCGAGGTCACCAGCGAGGATGACAGCGACGTCTGCAACCTGGGTTCCCTGAACCTGGGCCGGATCAGCGATCTGGCTGAGCTGACTGACGTGATCAGGCTTGCCACCATGTTCCTGATGTGCGGCACGCTGCGGGCTGAGCTGCCGTATGAGAAAGTGGCGCAAGTCCGGCTGAAGAACCGGCGCCTGGGCCTTGGCCTGATGGGCGTTCACGAGTGGCTCATTCAACGAGGATATAAATATGACGTCGTCCCCGAACTGCACGCATGGCTCGCGATCTACCGCGAGGAGAGCGATCGCATCTCGGAACAATTTGCTGACCAGCTCAGCATCTCTCGCCCTGTCGCGAACCGTGCCATTGCCCCAACCGGAACCATCGGCATTCTTGCTGGCACCACCACTGGGATCGAACCCCTTTTCGCCGTCGCTTATAAGCGTCGGTTCTTGAAGAACGGGACCGAGTGGCACTATCAATACGTCGTGGACGGTACGGCGCAGGAGATGATCCGGCGTTACGACACCGATCCCGACAGCATTGAGAGTGCGACTGATCTGTCCACCGACCCTGAGCGTCGCATCAAATTTCAGGCTGACGTGCAGGACTATGTCGACATGGCGATCAGCTCGACCATCAACCTGCCCTCGTGGGGCAGCGATCACAACAACGAGGACAAGGTCGATGACTTCGCCGCGATCCTCGCGCGTTATGCTCATCGGCTTCGTGGGTTCACTGCATATCCGGACGGTGCGCGCGGCGGGCAGCCCCTTACCTCGGTCCCCTATCGCGAAGCGATGCAGCATCAGGGCGAAGAGTTCGTCGAGCAGAACCACGACGTCTGCGAATTGAGCGGCAAAGGCGGCTCTTGTGGCGTGTGACTAAGTAACTTCCTCCGCAATGCAAGACTATCGAGCCCCGCCGGGCGTACTGGCGGGGCTCTATTTTTGTGAAATTTTTCCGGGGAATTGTTCCGGATTCTACATGAGGTCGAAAAGTTATGACGGTGGTCACACCCTTGGTCCCAATGTCAGCTGGCATCAGTCTGATGAGTGGGGCCATGTTTGATTACATGAACCCCGGCGCCACCGAGGTGGCGATCGATGATATCGCCCATGCTCTGTCGAACATCTGTCGTTTCGCAGGGCGCACGAGAGCTCGGTACCGACCTTGCCACGATCGCCGCGGAGAACGCAGCCAAGCTTGCCGACCGCAAGGCCCGTGGCGTGCTGGGTGGATCAGGTGACAACCGATGAATGTGTTTCTCGCGACAACTGCTGTTGACGATAATGGCAGCGGGAAAACCTACCCGGTAATTGTACGCGTAGATGCCATCGACGTTGTAATGGCTCTACCTGACGACGTCATATCCGGAGCACACTCGATAATCACGATCAGGCATCGTGAGTACCCCCTTCACTGCGAAGATACGTTCGAGAAGATAATTGAGAAGCTTCGTGAGGTGCCGCAATGATCTGGAAGGTTGCTCTCGCCCTCTACCTGTTCATCGGGTTGATGATTGGCCTGACGCTCGCGTGGGCGGTGCCCGCCACCAACATCTTCGGTGTCATTTATTTGACGTTGATCTGGCCGGTGTGGGTGTCTCAGGAGCTCACGGGAATCCACCCTCCCGTGCCAATGTGGATGTTCACCTTTGACACCTGACCTAATCAACGGCCTGTTCGAGGCCAGTGGCGCCTGCGCTGTCGGCCTCAGTGTCCTTCGCATAATGAAGGACCGGCGCTACTCCGGCATGCATCCTTTCATGACCGTGTTCTTCCAGACCTGGGGTCTGTGGAACCTCTATTATTATCCGTCGATCAACCAGCCTTGGTCGACTGCGGGCGGGGTCCTCCTCGCCCTCGCCAACACCCTTTATCTCTCTCAGATGTGGAGATTTCGACATGGCCCACGGCCCTGAAGTGAAGACTAGCGACGAGCTGACGTTCCTCCGATACTTTTATCGCAATGTGGATGGTGCACTCGGTCCAGGTTCGGACGACGTCTATTATGCCATCAAACGGAACTATGTTGCAGACACTGGCAATCGCATTCCGCGGGATTATCGCGATGAATAACGGCCCTGAACTCTGGGACGCGATCTTAGCTGAGATGCAGCCAGGTGCTATTATCGCCGGCGGAGCCGTGCGCGACTATTTCCTGGGCGTTGAGCCGAAGGATATCGACGTGTTCATGGGCGACAAACCAACGCCGGAGGCAAGTGTGCTTTCAGGCTGCTGGGATCTGAGCCAGTTAAGCTGCGCATATGACGCCCGCTCCGGTCTGGGCCGCATCGACAACACCTACGAGCGTATCGAGGAATACGCTGCGGTGACCGGCATCGTTCTGGTGAGCACCGGTACCTTGTTCGATCACCGTGTCGACGCCATCGTCATGGACAATTTCGATCCAACCACATTGGTCGAAGGCTTCGACTTTGGCATTACCCGGTGCTGGTACGACGGCGAGATCCATGACACGCCTGAAGCTCGAAACGATCGCTATTACGGCACCGTCACCATGCTGCTTGACAGTCGCAAAGAACGCAGCCTGGCTCGGTTTGATCGTTTCAATAAGCGGACGGGCGGTGGCTGGAAGCTGGTGTTTGGGACGTGAACGCACCCACCCTCCGACCTTACCAGGTCGAGGATCTCGCCTTTCATATAGCCAATCCCAAATCCCTAAACACCAGTGATCCCGGCACCGGAAAAACCCCGACTGTCTGCGTGCTGGCATGGTATCACTGGGCTCGGCGCCAGAAGAAGACAGTGTGGGCCATGCCGCTGTCGCTGCGTGACAAGAATAAGGAGGAACTGCTCCGCTTCACCGGCTTCAAGTCGGAGGACGTGGTGATCCTCACCAGTGATCACGCCGCGCTGACGGAGGACTGGACCGGTCCAACATTCACGCGGAATAAGCGGGTGCGCAGACCGACCGGTCGTATCGGTCCGGACGGTGAGCCTGAGACTAAGATGGTCGACGAGCCTATCGTCGCCAAGGACCTGATTGCCGCGGCGAAAGAAGCCAAGGTTTTCATCGTCACGTTCGCATTCTTATCCAGCCACTGGAGGCGTCTGCTCGCCACGATCCCCGACATCGATCTCTTCCTGGTGGATGAGCTTCACCTTGGGTACGGCGGGCCTGCGTCCGCGCAGACTGAAAGCTTTTATTTCGTCAATCGGCACGTCAATAATTTCTGTGGCATGACCGGCACGTTGATCGACGGTCGGCTCGACTCCGCCTTCCCTGCCATCCATGTGATCGAACCCCGGTATTACGGCGGCTATGGTGGTTTCCTCGACGAGCATTCTCTCTGGACCAACAACTATGGCAAGGTTGAGGTCTGGAAGGGCGAGGAGAAACTGAAGCAGATCCTGGCCCGGCACTCGGTCCAGCACACTTTCACCGAGGTGTACGGCGACGAGCCAGTTCACTTTGAAACTGTCACCGGGCCCATGGGTCCGATCCAGCGTGAGGAATACGACAAGTTTCACGAGCAAGCGATGCTCGAGCTGGAAGACGGACGCATTCTTGATGGCTCGATGCCTGGCGTTGCGCTGATCCGCGCGACGCAGATCATGGGCCATCCTGAAACCTATCTCCTGGCCAAGGGCGAGATCCTTTGGAAGGACAAGAAGCTGATGGAGTACGCGACGGAGGGCCGGCCGATGCTGGTCTTCTCCGCTGCGGTCGCCGAACAGGAACGTTGCCAGCGTGTCCTGCAGGACCAGGGCCTGCGCGCTGGCCTGATCAACAATACAGTATCCGGACCAAAGCGGTCCGCGATCGATGCAGCTTTCCGTGCAGGAGAGCTCGACGCAATCGTCGCCTCGGGACCAACGGCCGGTATCGGTTGGAATTGGGAACGAGCCGACCATGTCATCAACGTCTCAGTCGATTACAAAGACGTCAACTTTCTCCAGGCTTACCGCCGCGCCAGCCGCGGCACCAGGACTTCGGTCCTGCGTGTCACTACGCTGGAATATGAGAACTCCATCGACCGTCGCAAGTTCGATATCCTCACCGCCAAGTCGGTGATCGCGAACAAGGTCGATCCTAACCGTAAAGTTCTTGCCTTCTAACTAGGTAACTTCTCCCTCTTCCCGAGCAATCTGCTTCGGAAGGGCGCATATATTCGACTCTGCAACTTGAAATAGGAATCTTTAATATGGCAACTGCCCCCAACGCACTCGATGCGATCATGAGTGAAGCCGAAACTGCTGCTGCGAACTTCACGCCGCCTGTTCCGATCCCCGTTCAGGTACCTGTCGCCGCAAACAATAACCAAGCCCTCGCGAAACCCTCGATGGATAACTTCCTCGATGGCGGCGGCATGGACGTCGATCAATACTTCCGGGTGAAGCCGGATGGCATTCGTATCGGTGACGATATGAAGGGTCTCGTCGATGAAATCATCGGTGAGATTGACATGACGGAAGTCACGCCGATCTATTCCTCGCGGCATGAGAGCGGCGGCAACACGAAGTTCGTCAAGAGCTACGACGGTGCCACCACCCCGAGCGGCGAGAATTTCCAGCAGCTCGTCGCCCAGTTGACCGCGACCAACCAGAAAAACTCGGGCATCTACCAGACGGTGGAGATTCCGGTGACGCTGGTGAACGATGTCGCCGACCCGAAGACCAAGCTCGTCTTCGAAGCCGGCACTCGCGTTGGTCTGACCCCGTCGGTGACAGGCTTCAAGTCTTACCAGAGCTTCGCGAAGAAGCTCCGGACTCAGGACCCGAGCCTACTTAGCCAGACGCTAGTGGTGAAGCTTACTCATCGCCAGCGGAAGAATAACGCGGGCAACGAATGGGGCGTGGTTGACTTCGAGCTCGCCGCCTGATGCTCGCGGTGGATTCTGCCCAATCCACCAACGTGAGGCGCGAACCGATCGGTTCGCGCCTCATAAGCATTGCTGAAAATTATTATGACCTGTCCCCCGGAACGCTGCGCAACAAGAAGCGCCGCAATGGCCGGGTGTCCCGCGCACGTTGGGCAGTCGCAACCGTTCTAACCGACGCTGTCGGTTGGAGCCAGCCTCGCATCGGCGGTCTTCTGAACGCCGACGCCTCCGCCATTCATTATGCCTATCGCCGATCGCAGCAACTGCTGCGGAGCGATCCCCTATTCTTCGACATCGTCAGGAAGCTGACGGAGGAAGTATCGCCGACATGATCGATGAACAACTCGACGTTATTGTCCGCACCGGTCTCGCCGCTTTGGACGATCCCGACGTCCAGGTCCTGGGCTTACATAAGGATGATGCCCGCGTCCTCCTCCATGCCGCTCGCGTGGGTGGTCACGTCATGCCGGAGCTGGTTCGTGCTGCATCTATACGACGGAAATAATTGCCTCCTTCGTGCGCTCGATGCTGTTGGACACGAACGCATCGGTCTTCGCATGCGCTATGAGAACTGCAACAACGGAGAGCAGCACATTTATTGCTGGGACGGTCGCAATCACAACGCCCGTCGGCAAGATATTTACCCCGCATACAAGGCCAATCGTGTTCCGATGGGCGAGGATAGATTTGCCCAGATCGGTTTGTTTCGAGAAGCACTAAGCCATAGCTGCGCTGCACAGATCGAATGCGATGGCTGGGAAGCTGACGATGTGATTGGTGCTCTCGTGCATCGGTTCGCCACTAAGCATGTGCCTGTCACGGTCTACACCAACGACCTCGATTATTGGCAGCTCATGGTCTACAAAAATGTCACGATCAACGGCATTCAGATGAAGTCTGTGCCTGATTGTGAGCCACATCACATTCCGATCTACAAGGCCTTGGTCGGGGACAGCTCGGACAATATTATTGGCATCCACGGTTTCGGCAAGAAGAGCTGGAATGCTCTCACTCTTCCGCAACGCAAGATGCTGCAGCGGGCGATTGAGAACGATGACGTTTCGATTATCATTGGCATGCCGCTCCCCACTCGCGTGATGAATCTCCTCATGGACCCTGCCAACCGTGCCGCGGCGCGTGCGGCGCTTGCCGTCACACGCTTTATCCCCGTTCCCGACAATGAACTAAACGCCGGCATCAAGCCCGGCACGCTCAATCGTGAAGCGGCGAACCAACTTTTCAAAAGGTATTTTCTCTGACTTTTCACCAACAGCTTGATTCACTTGTTCGTAAGGAAGCCGCAGCTGGAACCTCGCTCGGTAAGATCATCACGCCGTTGCTGAACATGACCGCATCCACCCTGTGTAACGTCGTCCAAGCGAATGGCTTGGACCTCAACGAGGAACTGCAGGGCGTTACTGAACAGCTCGAAGATCTCTGCGCGCACTACCGGAAGGCTTACCAAGATGCAGATCAATTCCGTCTTAATTGACACGCGCACTTCCGACGAGGTCTTCGCCCGCGCGTTGGCCGAGATCAGCGCTGCAAAAATTCTTGGTCTCGATTGCGAGACCCAGGATGAAGCCCGCCACGCCGGGCTGAATGCTTTCAATAACAAGAAGCGGCATGTGTTTGATCACCGCCGCACCACCATGACAGGATTTTCATTCTATGCGGACGGATCCGACACCGCCTGGTACGTCAACCTCGCCCATGCTGACGTTGACAATTGCCTTCCTCGTGATCGTGCTCTTGCTCTCCTTGGGGCTCGGTCTGTGGACTGCATCCTCATCGCCCACAACGCCCCCTTCGAACTGGTCATGTTCGAGGCCTGTCTCGGGCTGAAACTAACGAACGTCATCTGCACGCTGCAGATGGCGGTCACCCATCACGGGCCCGACGAATATCCACTTCAGAAGTTCTTCGACACGCCGCTGAGTGCCATCAAACCGCTGGCCAAAGGCATCCTTGAAGCCTTCGCGAGCTACGACTCCTCAACCAAGGGGCGTAGTCTCGGTAGCACTCAGCAGGACCTGCTCGGCAAGTTCATATCGAAGACGTCGAAGGCGGCGCACAGCTATAATGGTTTCGTCGGTGACATCGCGATTGGCTACAATCTCAAGAAGCTGACCAAGAGTGTGTTCGGCTATCAGATGACCACCTATGAGGAGGTCCTGAAGGCCCACGGTGCCAAGCATATGGGCGAGCTGACGGGCGAGCAGGTCGTGGCTTACGGCGCGGACGACGCCTTCTGGGCGGTGCAGCACTTCAAGCAAATGAAGGATGATCTCCTTCGCACCAACCCTGCGGTGCTGAAGACTTTCCTTACCCAGGAAAATCCGATGATCTACGTCTACGCCGAGTCATGGCGGGATGGACTTCGGCTAGACCTCGACGAGGTCTATGTGCGGCAGGCGCACGAGCGCAGGGAAATGGCCAAGGTGCTACGCCTCTTCAAGAAGCAGATCGTCGCCCTGCTTCCCTTCCCCGATGAACCCAGCGCCGAGCTGGTGAAGCGGCAGGCCGACTGGTACATTGGGTATCCGAAGGGTGATCTTACGCAGCCGCGCAACAATTACATCAAGAAGCGTCAGCAGATCACCGAGTGGGCCACATCGCCCGACAGTGACGACGATTTCACACAGTGCTTCCAGGCCTCGAACCCCATCGGAAACGCTTGGGCGATCGAGAAAGGCATGAAATTACCACCGAGCGGCGCAAAGCTGAACCTCGTCCATTATCATGGCATGCGGACGATCCTACATGATCTGATGGGCCTTCCGCTGGTGTGGATCGACGGCGCTGTCACGACCGACGCGGAAGCGCGCGGCAAGATGATGCTGAAGGCTGAGGCCGCGGAAGATGAGAAGATCATCGCGCTGCTCAAGTCCTTCCAAACGATGTCTGACATTGAGCAGCGCATGAAGCTGTATCTAACCCCATACACTCAGCTCATGGATCCGGAAACGAGCCGGGTCTACGCTCAGCTCTCGAGCATGCTCGCCAGCCGGCGCATGGCTATGCGTGATCCTAACGGCATGCAGCTTTCCAAACAGGGTGAGTCCACATATGTCCGTGGGTTCTTCCTTGGTGACACTGACGATCACGTTGTAGTTTCTGCCGACTGGAGCTCAGTCGAACTCGTAGAGATCGGGGACTTCAGCGGCGATCCGGAGTTCGCCAAGGTCTTCGGGCAGATACCTTATGGTGATCTTCACTCCGGTGCCGCGGCCGACTGCTTGGCGGTAAAGACCTTGCCCGGTCTGACCGAGGAGGAATTCCGAGAGTTCAAGTTCGGCCGTAATCCGAACAATCGCCGTCTGCTCAACGTCTTCACCGGTGTCGAGATGGAGCCGAGGAAATATTACAGTCACACTCGCGGGACTCCAGTTGGCAAAGGTGCCAACTTCAACTACTGGTATAGCGGGTCGCTTTCCACAATTGCGGGAAACTTAGGTTGGACATCCGACGAGATGTGGGAAGCGACCGACAGATATCGGACTCGCTTCGCTGTCGCCGAAGCTTGGCGCGTTGGAGTACAGAACGAAGCGATCAACAACGGCTTCGTCACTCTTCCTGATCATCACCGCCGGGTTCGTGTTGAGGCCACTGGCATGTGGCACAACGCCATGATGCGTAAGTTCGCGGATATCTCCGCGGCGCCAGCTATGATGGAGTACGCTGAGCTCGCCCTAAAGAGGATCCAGAGCCGAGCGAAAAATCAGATCGTCAACTCCCTGATCCAAGGTAGCTGTGCCACCCTGGCCAAGCGATCAATCCTGCGCTTGCGTGAGCTGGTGACCGAGGCCGGTATCGCCGACCAGGTTCGGTTCATGATGCCGATCCACGATGAGCTGGTTTATTCGGTCCATCGTGACGTTGTTATGATCTTCATCCCGTTGCTGCGTCAGGCAATGACGGAGCATAAGGACATCATCAAGACGCTGCCGTTGGCCTGCACAGTGGCAATTGGAAAGACCTTTAAGCCATTCGACTTTAAGCGCCCTGCCCTTACCCAGATCGAACTGGATGAAGCCAGTCCGATCGAGGGCGTCATTCCGCAAGAGCTCGAAGGCCAGAAGCTGGACGATGATATGGTTCGGAGAGTCATTGCCTTCATCGCAGATGCGAAGGTTGCGGCCTGAGTTACTCAGTAACTCGTAACTCGAGCCTGTCATCCGCCGCCAACCAGTGCGACTCCTCTCGCGAGGAGATTTCATATGGATAAGCTCGCAGCGTTCATCTTCGTCTTACTTCTTGGCCTTGTCGGTCTCTATGGCGTCGGCACTTTTGTCGCGTGGGACCTCAACCCGGCTCATTGGGATCCTATCGGCCGAGCTTTGATAAGCATCCTTTCGGTGGGTTGGTTAGTGCTGCTCGGGTCTATCGCTGCAAATGAAAAATGACGGCAAATCTGCCGAGGCCGCGTTCCTTGCCCGGCTTGATAAGCCGGGTGTCGTTGTCGAGCGGTTCTGGGATCAGCGCGACCTCCGCGGTATCAATAACGGCCGGCCCGTCGGGGACTTCCCGAAGCCGGCCGACTTTCTCGTCACCGAAAATGGCCTGATGCATTACGCCGAGGTGAAGTCGAACGAGAACCCAACGCGGTTCTCGTTCGGTGACATTCGACCGAAGCAACGATCAACTGCGCTCAAGCAAGCCGCGGTTGGTGGCCCCTACTGGTTTTATATCTTCAGCTATGCGCTCGGACAGTGGTTCCGCATGGGCGCTGAACAGTTCGCTGCCGCGGTTACCGCTGGTCAAAAATCAATTAAGTATGAGGAGCTTACGCCGTGGTGATGACTGACATGATGGTGGACGTCGAGACCACTGGCACCAATCCTGAGTTCGCCGCGGTGATGCAAATTGCCGCGATCAAGTTCAACCACGGCACCGAGGAGATTGGCCCTACCTTTAATCGTGCTCTGGCATTGGCGCCGAACCGTTTCTGGGACGATGATACCAAGAGCTGGTGGATGCGTCAGAAGCGTTCGGTCTTCGACGGCATTGTCGCCCGCATGGAAGATCCGCGCGCCGTGACTGAAGCCTTTTATCGCTATGCTTTGGAGGACGCGCCGCCCGGCGGCTATCGCTTCTGGGCGAAGCCAACCAGTTTCGACTGGCCCATGATCGCCGGGTATATGCGTCAGTACGCCCTGCCCATGCCCTTCCACTACCGCCAGGCGCGTGACGTGAACACCTACATCGCCGCGTGCATGGACAACGGCGTTGAACATAAGGAGCTCGAGCACATCACTGCGCCCGGGGACGCGCACAACGCCCTGCACGACTGCGTCCTGCAGCTGAAGAAGGTGTTCGCTGCTAAGAACAAACTGTGGGGTGAGGTGCTTCCATGAGAACATTTCAGCAAGAGATCAAAGAGTGGTGTCTCGCCTGCTTTGGTCCTGAGATCACTGCAGACAAGATCGAGCGTAATCATCGTTTCCTCGAAGAGGCGCTGGAGCTGGTCCAGTCGTGCGGTTGCACGATCAGTGAAGCCCATCAGCTTGTTGATTATGTGTTCAATCGACCAGTCGGGGATCCGTTTCAGGAGAGCGGTGGTGTCAGCGTGACGCACGCCGCCCTATGTAATGCCAACGGCATCGACATGGGTGACGCAGCGGTGTCTGAGGCCGTACGGATCTGGACGAAGGTCGACGCTATTCGTGAGAAACAGGCGAACAAGCCAAAGCACTCGCCGTTGCCGCAATGACCCGCCTCGACGAATTCGAGAGCTACGACCACGCCGTTTATCCGGGGCTCGCCCTGACCCGGAACGATTACGGTTATACAACCGGTGCTTACGTTCACCCACTGGGCATTGTCCGAGTGGTTCGCTTCAGCACTGTGACATCACTTTATCTGGTGCGTGCTAAGAGAGAATATCAGCGCCGCTGGGAGCGGTATTGGGGTGATAAGACAATCTCTCGCCTCGCTCGAGAATTCCTAGAGGATATGGAATGAACTTCACCCTGCAAGATGGCCGTGTCGTCCACCTGATCGGTGACCCGCACATGGGCAAGAAGTTCGAGAACGGCGTGCCGCTCGATCGCCGCGGTGATCGGGAGAAGCGACAGATGCTGCGTCTCCAGATCAATCTCAGCAAGGAATGCGATTTCAACGTCATGGTTGGTGATCTCTTCGATCACCCTCACGTCGGCTACAGCGTCGTGCTCGACGTAGCTAACGCCTACATCGATCAGGCGAGGGCCTATCCTGAGACCACCTTCATTGCGATGGCCGGCAACCACGACCTGCCCCGCAACCTGGGCGTGGTTGGTGCCTTCGACGTATTTGAGAAACTGGTTTCTCGAGAGCCGAACATTGAAGTGCTTCGACAACCGCTGAGCCTCGAGGGCGCATTGGTTTTCTTCCCCTGGGAGTGGAACAGGAGCGCAATCGATCAACTCGATGGTCTCGATAAGCACCCGAAACGAAGCGAGTTCGAAGCGGTCATTGGCCACTGGGACCTGCAGAGCTATGGCGGTGACGACAGTCATATGGCGCCGACAAAGGCACTGAAGGAAGCCCTTAGTCCGAACATCACCATTTACTCAGGCCATTATCATGTGCCGGGGACGTATGGAGACGTACATTGCACCGGTTCGATGGAACCCTACAGCCATGCCGAGGACCCGGACGGTGAGATTTACATCACCGTCACGCTAGACGAGCTCGAAGGGATGGACGTTACAAATAAGTGCGTCCGTGTCCTTCTGGCAGAGGGTGAAGAGATGCCTGTCGGTTTGGATTGCCTGGCGCTCACCGCGAAACGCATTCAGCCAGAAGGGCTCGAGCAGGAAGTGAGTGGCGCAATGGCAGCGTTCGACTGGGCGTCGATCCTTGAGGACTGTCTCAAAGACACACCTTCGGAAGTCCGTCAGTTCATATCGGAGAGGCTCAATGCATAGGCATTGTCGCACCAAGTCGGAACCGGGGCACGAACGTGTTGCCATCAGTGCTCGTATCGATGAGAAGCTTTACGATGAACTGATGCGACGGACTGTCGTCAATCGGCGCAGCATCGCAGGTCAGTTAGAATCTGATCTTGCTGAACTCTACGGCATGTAACTCAGTCACTTCTCGATCCGAAGTTGAGACTTCGGCCCAGCAAGAGTCAAACATAACTCCAACTTTGGAGACCGTTATGACTCTTACCAAGACCGAAATTGCAATGGCTGTTGTGGTGATCCTCGTCACGTTGCTGCTTCTGTTCAGCTGCACGCCTGATGCGGTGCTCGTGTGAAGCACCCAAGCATGGGTGAGCTATCTCTTCGACTGGCTGACCGGGCCCGCCAACATGGTGTCACGGCTGGGATCGTCTGTAGCAGGCGATCCCAGTCGCGTTACGTTCGCCTGAACGGGTCGGTTGTCATACGCCTATCGAACCATGTCCGGCTCGAGCCGTCGTGGCATCATTGCGATCTCGACGTTGTGATCAAGCACCCGAACTTCATTGAAGCTGAGATGGCGAAGGCCATCGAGTTCATCGATCGGACGTACGGGTGACAGCTCGAGCGCGCTTCAAGCAATCCGACGTCACCCGTATCTTTCAGGGCGCGGCCAAGGCAGGCGTGGAGCTGTCACGAATTGAGGTCTGTCCGCATACGGGACGCATCATGGCCTTTACAGGTCCACCAACAAGTGTCACCTCCAATGACCCTGAAGAGCCAAACGAATGGGACGACGTTCTCAATCTAGGTTAAGCCTCCCGCCGAACGTGACAGCGTACATCGATCGTCACGGTAAGGCTCGATTTCGTTATCGAAAAACAGGACGACCGAGCTACGAATTTAAGGGCGACCCTGGCACCGCGAAGAATCCGAGCGCCGAGTACAGGGCGCTTGCTGCAGGCAAGAAGCCACAGACACCGGCCGCGCCGCCGGGCACGATCAGGGATCTGATCAACCGCTTCTATAGCACCTCAGCGTTCACTAACCCTGGTCCTGTTACTCATCAGAAAGTGAGGGCGCGGCTCGAGGCGTTCTGTGCGAAGCACGGTACTAAGCGTGTCACCACCATCCGCTTTAACCACGTCGAGGCGATACTTGCTGATACAGCGAAGCCAGGTGTTAATGCTGCCGGCAAGCGGATCGGAGGACCTAACGCCGCCAAGAGCCTGGAGAAGGATCTCGTCAAGGTCTTTGACTTGGCGGTGAAGCTGGAACTGATCAATACTAATCCGGTTCGCCTCGCCGACGGAGTGAAGGTGCCGAAGACTTCCGGGTATCACAGCTGGGAAGAGCATGAGATTGACCAGTTTCGTGCGAAGTTCCCGGTCGGCACGAAGGGTCGGCTCGCGATTGAGATCATTCTATGGACCCTGCAGCGTCGTGGCGACGCCTCACGCTTCGGCCCGAAGCACCGACGCGGAGGAATGATCCACATCTTCATTGAGAAGAGCAAGAAGATGGCATGGCTCCCGGAGCCTCACCAGTTGACTGCTGCGATCGAGGCGATGCCAGCCGTAGGCCTGACGACGTTCATTGTTACCGAGTTCGGTAAGCCGTTCACCCCTGCGGGCTTCGGCAACTGGTTCCGTGATCGCTGTGATGAAGCCGGCCTACCACACTGCTCGGCTCACGGATTGCGCAAGGCTACGGCTCGTCGTCTTGCCGAGCTCGGCGCCAGCCAGCAGCAGCTTAAGGCGGCGGGCAGTTGGGCCGGGGATAAGGAAGTCACTACATATACCGCTGCAGCCGACCAGAAGCGACTAGCTGACCAAGCCATGACCGACCTCTCCGCACGGGAAAATCAGCTTGGCGAGGTTCGACAAATAGAACAGGCCCCCGAGGGAGATCAGGAGGTGTTTCAGGCAGGTTCGACAAAGTAAGTGATTGAAATTACACGGTTGTGGCTCTCCGTCCCGGGGAGCCATTTCTTGCCAGTTTGCCCTTATTGAAGAGCGCTCTCGACGTCCGTCTTGGCGAAATCCATTCCAGCGTAGCGCAAGGGGCAGCCATGCTCCCGCGCGACCTCATAGGCGAAGCAGTCGCCGAAGTTCAGACCAGGAATGAACGCCCTTTCCCCCATTTTTGATCTGCATTGCCTCCCCCAAGCGAGTCATTCACCCGAGCCATTAATTAGATTATTGGATAGTCCAATTCTAGAGAGACCCGCTAAACTTCGCAGCCCTTCAGCATCTGCGCAGCCTCGTCGAACGCCTTCCAGACCCGGCTGGCGAGGCCTGCACCGACGCTGCAGCGGCGCACGCCCAGCGCCGCAAAAGCGCGAATGCTCTCGTCATAGTCACCGATCACTACATTGACCGGCTTCGGCGAAACTGCCGCAACTAATTCCGCAACGGCGCCGCGATCGAGAATGAACGGCACGAACAGGCAATCTGCGCCGGCGTCAGCATAAGCGACTGCACGCTTTATGCTCTCGGCGACGGGCATTTCGGGAACCCGGAAATTCTCGTTGCGGCCGATCAGCATCACGCTCGGATCGGCAGCGTCTATCGCTTCACGCGCGGCGGCGATGCGATCGACGGCAAGACCGCGGTCATACATATTGCTTCCGGACCAATCCTCGATCGATATGCCGGCAACGCCGGTATCGACGGCAAGCGCTACATTGCTCGCGACCGCCGCGGGATCGTCGGCAAAGCCATTCTCGAAGTCGGCATTGACCGGCAGATCGGTGCTCGCGACGAGCATCCTCAGATGCGCCAGCACCGCGTCACGGCCAAGCTCGCCATCGTCCTTGCCGGCCGCCCACGCTGCCCCCGCGCTCGTCGAGGCAATCGCCTTGAAGCCGAGCTTGGTGAGTCGGACGGAGCTCCCAGCGTCCCACGCATTGGGAATGATGAAAAAGCCGCTCTCATGCAGCCTGCGGAATGTGGCGCGCTTCTCGGACGTCGTCGGCAT